CTCAAGAACCTCTGGGAGGGGACAACCGGACTTACACTACCATGATCGGATTCATCGTCACTCCAGAACAAGCACAGACGGTCAACGCCGCCGTTGCAGACGCCCAAACGTCGCGTGGGCTTCCCGTGTTTTGGATTCCCGGCAGCTTCCCAATTCTGCGTGGTGAGCACGCCGGGAAATGCTTTGTGCCGGGAGACGCCACGATGTTCGACACCCCGCTACGCGGTGATCCGCCAATGACCCCAAAGGATTTTCCCGAGTTCTTACAACTCATTTCCGCTCTCGGGGGCATGGACGAAAGAGTTGATATTTCGGCCGAAGATATAATCCCCGAATCATGACCTCCAAAGAATCCACCTTCCGACTCTGCATCTAACCATGACCGTCATCGTCCCCATCCAAGGCTTCACCGAGACGCTTGCGGAACCGAGCGGCACGGAGGACCTGCATCGCGATGTCCTTCGCAGATTTTCCTCAAAAAACGTGCAGGTTCTCACGCCTATGCCGTGGAATGTGGACACCGATGGACTGTGCGCCTATCTCCGCAGGAATCACATCACGCAGGCCATCGTCGTTGCCTATTCGTGGGGCGCTGGATTCGCAGCCCAACGATTCGCTAAGGCATGTCGCCAGATGGGAATCGACATCCCCGTGATGTGTTTGTGCGACCCGGTCTATCGGCCGCTTTGGATTCCCGCATGGATGGGGCCGTCACCCTTTGCCGTCCGCGCGATGATCCCCGGATCCGCCAAGATCGAAATCCCAGCATCGGTCCGCCGGGTGGTGTGGGTCCGTCAGCACCTCAGTTTTCCCCGCGGTCATAACCTCGTCGCCGCCAGCCCCCGGACCATCATCGAAGCGCCCCGCGTGCTTCCATTTTCTCACACCGTCATCGACGAGGTTCCCGAGTGGCACAACCTCGTTAGATCCACTATCACCGAAACACTCGCCGAAAACAATGCAGCAGTGGACTGAATTTTTTGTTGGGTTCGCCGCCCTTTTAACTGCCGTCGGAACAGTCCTTGCGATTGTCCGGAAATGGATCAGCGCAGCGAAGCAAGACATGCAGGTCGATCTTCACACCATCCTCGCTTCCCATGGATCGCGCATCTTGCGGCAAATTGATGGAGTCGATCCGACCACCTACGTTGTATTGGACTTCGATCAGGGCAACGGCCGCAAAGCCCTCGCCCTCCCCATCATGTATGAGCACGCCGTTGAACCCATCACCGGCCTGTTTCTAACGCTTGAGGGGCGCTTTGAGGATCGCACGGAATACCAGATGTCATCCCGAATGCATCCGGTGCCAGTGATGATTCCATTCCACGCTCACTCCGGCAATGAATCCATCGTCGTCGTGAAGGGGTCGGTGAGAGACGTTCAGACCGGGGTGATTTATCGCGAGGGCGAAACGTGGTCGATTGAGCCAGGTAAGCGGCACTCCGCCGAACTCCACCGCGCCCTCTGCATCGCGACCATGCGCCCGGCTCTTCCCAACGGGGTGCAGCGTCCCGTTGACGTGACTGACATTTCGTCTGTTTACGATCAGCCAATACTTGCCTCAGAACTGCCATGAACCAGCAACAGATCATCAAAATGCAACGCCGTGTTGGAGTAACTCCAGACGGATTCTGGGGGCCGAAATCCATCGCCGCATGCCAGCGCCACCTTCGATCTCTCATGCCCAAGCCAAACCCATGGCCGAAGACGGATCAGAAATCGCTGACGGCATTCTATGGGCCTCCCGGGGATTCGCGGCTTGTGAGCATTCAAGTGGCAGGTCTGGGAATCTTTTACGATGGGAAGCCCGTGAAAATCATCCGGGTCAACAAGGCCTGCGCTGAATCACTTCGCCGGGTTCTTTCCGCTATCGCCGATTCTCCAGATCGCGAGGTTCTCCGCACGTTCGCCGGCGTGTTCAACAATCGCCCCATGCGTGGCGGCTCTCTGCCGTCTCTCCACGCCCGCGGCGCTGCCATTGATCTTGATCCGGGCAAGAATGGCAATCTCACCTCGTGGCCGGCGAAAGCCACAATGCCGCTCAGCGTGATGGAGGCTTTCGCCCGCGAGGGCTGGCTTGCGGCCGGGGCGTTTTGGGGGCGGGACGCGATGCACTTTCAGGCGACGGCTTGAATCGATCCACCATCTGACCGAATCGCCGAACATCCTCTTCGCTCAAGCCCTTGAGCGCCTTTCGGCACTGCCTCAACACGGCGGCGGTTTCCGCGTCCAGATTCTTCCTCCCGGCGTCATTGGGGCGTGCCTCCGCTCGCTCTTCCCGTTCCTTCCACCAAAGCACCCTGCACGCCTCGTATTGCTCCATGCCAGGCTGAATCCCGCAACCGATCGACAGCACCAAATGGACAGTTTCCCATCGCACCGATCGCTTCCCCTGTTCAATCTTCAAAACGGTGGTGTCGTTGATGTCGCACTTGGTGCCGATGTCCATCAGGGTAAGGGATTTTTTCTGGCGGATCTCCGCAAAAGTGCTGGCAAGGGTGGCTTTCATGACACCGGCACTGGAGCATGGCGGTGCACGTTACGTCAAGGTTTCTTCCGGTAGAAATCATCCGCGCCCTTCACGATTACCCGTTGGACGATCATCGACCCGACCCGCTGCTTGGCCGCGTGAGCACTCATTCCGCCCGCCTCCATCACGCATTTGACGACGTCTTGATAGGTCGCGCAACCGGGGATCGCCGCCAGTAGGGTGTCGTCGTTCGCCGGGATTGGTGAGGATTTCCGGCCATTTCCACGCTCGGGTTTCTCATCCGCCACCGGCGGCGGAACTTGGAACCAAAGTTGTCCCTCGGAGTCGATCCCGTGCCGGATGTAGATGTCCGCCGACCGCTGGCCGTTGTGCTGCATTCTCAGCCCCACCCGCGCCCCGCGCTTGGTGGTGAGTAGTCGATAGATGCCCTTCTCTGACGTGCTCATGAGGACCATCGCCGCCCGCGCCCAGTTGATCATGTCGGAGCTTCCAAGGCCGTTGTAGCTGTAATCCGAATCGCTCCAATTCGCCGGCGTCTTCGTTTCCCGCGAGGGCTTGCCGGTGTGGTGAACGAGAATCGCAATCGCTCCGGTGCGGGAGAGCATGGGGCCCATGCCATTCCGGAAAAAGCTGGATGAGACTTTTTGGAGGCTGATGTCGTCGCCGACGTAGGAGAGAATCGGGTCAACGACGACGAGGTCGGCTTTCGTCTCGCGGATGAGTTCCTCCAGCCATCGAACGAACCGCTCGCCCGTAAGGTCGCTGCAATCGCGGAACATGAGGTTCTTGCCGACGGTGCGAACACCATCGTCGCCAAGCGCATGCCGGATGTGGTGATTTCCCAACACACCCTTGAGCATCTCCGCGAGGTCGCCCTTGTCGTTCTCGGCCTGCACGACGAGCGTTCGCATGGGCTTCCGAAACGTCAGCCCGTGCCACTCAACCCCCGCCGCCGCGTGAATCGCCATCCCCATCGTCAGCGTCGATTTTCCGATGCCGGAGGGTCCAATCAGAAACATGGCGCTGCCCTTTGCCAGAAACCGCCGCTCCCAGCCGATGAGGGCGTTTGGGTCGTTGTCGGTGTCCACGTCCATGAGGGTGCGGGCATTGTAAACCCCGTCGAGAATTGGATTCTTTGCCTTCTCGATCACCGCCGAAAACACCGCATGTTGGTCGGGTGATTCCTCGCGGATCCAGTCGTTCGCATCCTTGTATTTGGCGGGCGTGGCGAAGACGGTAAATTCTGAAATCTTGTGGCGGGACTTCTGGATTTTCTCAAGCCACTCCTCGGCCGGCGTGCGACCGGTGACCTTGGAGGCTTTTTCGCGGGGGTCGTTTTGAGGGCACGCGATGAGGTGCGGGACCGCCATGGATGAGATGTCGGTATTGGAGGTCGCGCCGCGAGTGATGTAGGCGGCGTAGATTCCGGCGTTCTCAGGGAGGTGAGCGCCAAGGCGATCCAGCACCGAGAACGCATCCCACTGCGACTCGAAGGCGAGCGTATGACTGGCGTGGATGGGGTTGCCGATGACGAGCGGCCCGGAGTCGGTGTGACCGCCAGGGTGATAGGCCCATCCCTTTTCGAGCCGGTAGTGGATGCGGGTGACCTTGCCGTCCTTGGAATGGACAGGAAGTGCATACTTTCCCTTGAACATCCCGATCATCTCTTGGGCGTGGAGCCAGTCCACAAACTCCCGCGAGAAGCCCCGCCACTCGACAAGTCCCTGTGCGGCCGCATCGTCGAAAGCGAGCAGACACGATTTCCAATCGACCCCAGATCGAAGCGGGGGAGGTGGTGGGGGCGCGTCATCGCTCGGTGGGAAGTCCGGCGGTTCCTCGGCGATGTAGTTGGTGAGTGAGAGCGACCGCGGCGCGGGCGGTTCAGGCGGGGCGATGTTCAGATACTCGGATGCCTTCTGGATCGTCTCCTGAAAGGTGATCCCACGAACCTCCTGCCAGAGCTTGAGGAGTCGGCCCTTTTCACCGGTGGCGCGGTCGTGCCACACCCCGGCTTTGTCACCGACGAGTTGCACGCCCATGGAGCTTCCGGGAGCGCCGTGGAGTCCTCCACAAACCCACTCGCCTCCCCGTGATTTCCCCCCCGGCAAAAGCATTCGGCAGATTTCTTCCGCTCTCGCGGCAAGCATCATCTGCAATTCATTCAATTCATCGTCTGGCATTGGTGTTTAAGGTTTGGAATAAAGCCGCGTGCGCGGTTGAATCAGTGGTTCGACAAGGCATCACGCGCTATCCGCTTGATCTCATCGAAGCTGTCTTGAAGGATTCCAGTTGCCGCGTAGAACTCGATTTTCTCCATAGCCTCCCGCAGCTTTTCCGTTTCGCACGCGATCTTGAAGCACAGTCGCACGGCTACGTCTGACGCTTGCTCAGATGCGAAGACCTCACCGCTCGGCCTTGGATTCCAGCACATCGAGGCTCTTCCGATGGCCTCAAAGACTGCGTGATACATCTCGCTTGAGATGCGGTGGTTCAGTGGCCGCTCTTTTAGTGGGAGAGCCATCGCTTCGTCGTGAGACATGATCGTTGCCGTGAAGCATTTCGATCCGTCTGGTAGTTGTGTCATTGGTGTTTCCATAAGAATTGTCGAACAAGGCGATGCACGAAATCGCCGGGATTGCTTTACTTGGAATCGCCGCCGTGCTCCGGCGATTCGTGATCTTGGGCGTTAGCCTGAGAAAAATACTCCTCGCAGCATTTCCCGCAGACGGGCATTGCATACGGATCGGGGCTGAGTGTTCCGCCCTCGCTGTCGGGGTCGAACAGTTCTCCGCACGGGCATTTCATCCTGCCGTCAGGTTGGATCATTTCATCGTATGCGGCCTCGGCACGCATCTCGCCTCTTTCGATTGGGTCTGGTATGTAGGTCATAAAATTAAGAAGGCTAACAAGGGAGTCATGGCAACGGGAACTAGCCGTTCAAGTCGGTGGTGGATTCGGGCTTCTGCGCGGCTAGTTCCCGCGCCATACCCCCAGCGTTCATAATTCGTCATCATTTTCTTGATATGGAACAGCCCATGGATTCGGAGCGCCACGCCACCATCCGGGGCGATCTGGTCTCGCAAGCGAATGCCTCAATTCAATTCTGGTAACGGCCTCCCGGTCGATCTCCTCGGGCGTCGGTGGGAGACGCAATCCGTCACGCGTGGTCGAGGTGTTATCCTGATCTGCTTGCATGACGTTCCGTCAGTGTTGTGGCTTTACTGCGTTTGGCGAGTCCCAAAGCCGATCCACCAAAGAAATCGCATCCTCGGTCGAGCGCACCACCCCGGCGATGCCGCCAGCGTTGGCCACAACTCCCAGAAACCGCTTCTGTCCATCGGTGGTCACCGCCTGATCCTTGACCTCGGCGGCGACGAACACGGCGATCTTCCGGCCGACGTCTTCGGGGCGAACGGTGTGACTGACCCAGCCGATGAGGTCGGAGGTGTCTTTTCCGAGTCCGGCTTTCACTTTGCGGGTGCCGTCGAGCGTGAGAAACAACCCGGTGTTGTTGCGGAGCCAGATCGCCCTCTCAGTGGCGGAAACCGCCAGTCGGATGTTGTTTTGGATGTTTGTCTCGCTCATTTTATTTTGTGGGTGAATCGTCCTTTCCTAACATTCATTCGGACCCGCGCCCAGATTTCCGGCTTCGCGTATCCCCGTGAAATTCCAAGGCGGATGAAGTCCTCGACGGTCTTGCAATCTCGCTCCTCGATCTTCTTCCGTGCGGCGATGGCTTTGATTTCCTCAAGCTCGCCGGCGCGGATCTCCGCTCGCGATTTTGGCATGGCCGGATAGACCCATCCGCAGTAGGGGCAGGTTGGTGTCGGCTTGTGGGCGCGGTAGCACTCGGGGCACTCGCGAACCAGAATCTCACCCTCGCCCTTGTTCTTCGATTTCCGGCCGTCCAGCGTCCATTCGCGGGGGTCGTGGGCGAGTCCGTGCCGCTGGCAGTTGCCGACGTGGTCGAGGATGGTCGCATGGGTTTTGCCGTCGGCCTTGCGAAGCACCCGCCCGACCTGCTGGAGAAACAAAATAAGACTCTCGGTGGGGCGCAGGAGTTGCGCCCCGGACACCACCGGAACATCCAGTCCCTCGCCGATCAGATCGCATGAGGTGATGATCTGCCACTTGCCCGTGCCAAGCCCCTCGATGCAGTCGTCACGCTCGGCGTCCTTCATCTTCCCGTCAACCGCCGCCGCCCGGTATCCGGCCATCCGGTATTCGGCGGCAACGTCCTTCGCGTGCTGGACGGAAACGCAGAATGAGAGCATGGGTTGGCCATCGCAATACTTCTGGTAATGGCTGACGGCGCATCCGGTGATGGTCGGTTTGTTCATCGCCGCCTCAAGCGCCGCCGTGTCGTAATCGCCGCGGATCTTCCGCACGCCCGTCATGTCGAGAGGGACAGGCGGGGCGTAGTAGCGAGCCGGTGAGAGGTAGCCGTTTTCCGTAAGCCATCCAAGCGACGGACCCTCGATGAGTTCTTCGAACACATCACCCAGTCCGCGCCCGTCGAGGCGTTGAGGAGTGGCAGTGACGCCGATCACTCGCGCATCTGGGTAGGCATCGAGAACCTTGGTGTATTTGCTGGAAATCGCGTGGTGCGCTTCGTCGATGATGATGAGGTCGGGCGGAGGGATTTTTCCGACACGGCTCGGCAGGGAATCGATACTGCACACTTGGACCATGCAATCGGCATCCATGGGTTCGCCGGATCGGATGACGCCATGATAAACGCCGAATTGCGCGAGTGTCGCCCCGGCCTGCCGGGTGAGTTCCTTCCGGTGAGCGATGATCCAAACTCGATTTCCCAGCGCCACCGCATTGCTCGCGATGTAGCTGAAAATCACCGTCTTCCCGCCACCAGTGGGCAGAACGATCACCACGCGCTTCCGCTTCCGCCGGAAAGCATCCCGCGTCCGGTTGGCAAGATCGTCCTGGTAGTCCCGCAGTTTCATCTCAGCTTTTGGGTGAGGTGCCAGTTTCCGCAAATGTCGCACTGGTAGGTGAAGAGGCGTGGAACACTGGCGTCTTTGGATCGGCGGTTGATGATGACGCGCATCGCAGTTTGCTCGGATGGGTAGTCGCACTTCCTCGCGCATGCTTCCGCCCTTCGCATGTAGAGCACGTGTTCAACTTCACGTTTCGTCAGTTTGAAGTGCTGATCGCGCGGCTCTTGGGTGTGATTCCAGCTTTTGAAAATCGCCGATTCAAAGTTTTCAACAGCCTTGGATCTTGCTTCGGTGAGAGGTTGAGCATGGTTAGGAATCCGATGATCTCCTTGAGGTCGGTGATGGTGACCTTCTGGCGGAGGATTTCCTTTCGGAGTTTTGCGGTGGTGGCGAGGTGGCATTTCCGGTCTTTCTCTCGGGTTTCGCGGGATTTGGTGAGTCGTTTTTGGAGGGCGGTGATGGATAGGCGCATTTTCTAGCAGAAAATTATGTTAACTGGGGTCCGGTGAATAAGCGTTCGGCAGACTAATTTTCTTCTCCCACCGACTCAGCGCGTGAGCGATGGCAATCATCTTGCTTGCCGCCGTTGCGGGAGACAGATCCTCAGTTTCCAGCGCACGGAAGGATGCACTGGTTCCGCACTGCCACTTCTCGCAGAGTGCGGCATGAGTCGAGAACTCAGGCGTTTTGACCTCCACCCCAAGCGATATGTGGACGGATCGCCCAGCATAGAATTTGAGGATTTCCATCAGGTCTTCGATGCCTTCAATATCGAATCCCGCCGCCGCGTCGTCTTCGTCGGCGTAGTATGATTCTCGGATTCTCTCATCGAGCTTCGGGTTGTCTCTCGCCTCCATTGGCCAGACTTCGCCGCTGTTTGACGAGTGGACGTTGAGTGAGAATTTTACAGTGGCTTGTTTGTGGTTCATGCGTTTGGGGTATCTAGGAATTTGAGGATGTCAGCGGCAGTTCCGCCCTTGGTGATGATTTCTCGGATGGTGTCGAAGTCCTGTCGTAGCAGTGCCACTTTGAGGGCTTCGATGTTGGCTTCGTTCTCGCACTTGGCGCGGAGGTCGCGGAGGCGTTCATTTTCGCGCACCAGCGTATTCACGGCAGCTTTCGCACCCTCCATGGCGAACAGATCGCTTCGCAGGTTCCATTTCCGCGCAGCTTCTTCTGCGGTGTGGCCATCCGGCCCGTAGGTGCGGCACTCTGGATTCGTGCATTCCACGGCAGCTTTCACGCCCGCCTTGATTTCGATGTCGCTATGCACCAGTTCGGGAGCCCCTCCACAAAACGGGCAGCCGAACAAGGCATCGCTGCCAACCGGCATTTGCTTTTCAGTTTCACTCATGGTCGTTTTATTTGCTGCCGGTGGCAGGATTTGTTTCGTTCTCCCGAAATGTCATTGACCCTCCGGCCATTTCACTGCGTCCATTTTCCCAGTGAACACCGCCCACGCTTCCCGGAGCTTTTCGCGGAGCGAGCGGCAGGTGTGATTGATCGGACGGGCAGGAACCCATTTGCCGTTGATTTCCGCCTTCGTGCTGGCGGCGGCTTCGAGGATGTCTTTGAGGTGATACATTGTTTTTCGTGTTATTGGAGATTCAAAAAAAGGGAGAACAAGGCGTGCGAGCTAACCGCCGGGACGCGCCTTGTTGAATTCAAGCTACCCATTCGGCGGTAGCTCCACATCGACGTTCGGCAGAGAAGGGATCAGACCTTCCCCGCCTTGGTTGGTTACTCGGCGTGCGCGAATTGCTGGCCCGCACGTTCAAGCCGCTTTCCGAGGATTTGGACGTATTCGCTCATCACCCGTTGCTGGGAGTAGAGCAGGTCCTTGTCTTCGCGTGGCAGCTTCGGGAATGCCGGATCGGCCATGAACGTATTGAGTTTGTTCAGGCGTCCAGCGGTTTCTTGCGTCTCAGTGAGGAGACGGGCTCTTTGTTCTTCGTTCATATTTCGTTGGTGTTTCCGGCATCAACCCCCAGCCGAACAAGGCGTGGGTGGTCAACCGCCGGGAAAGTTTTATTTGGAATCGGGGTCTTGGGGCGGCGGTGCCACCACTTTGACGTTGTGTGGAATTGGAGGAATCGGCATCCACCCTTTGAGATCGCGGTTGTCTTCCGTCTCGAACTCCCACCAGCAATCGTGGACTTCCGTGCTGGTCACGGTTTCCGCACTCGCGTTGTAAGTGGCAACTGCCCAGGTGCAGCTCATCCGCGACCATGCAGCAGGGACTAGCCACGGCCATCCGAAGTCGGCGAGGATCATTGTGCCGTCGTGCGGAGCTGTCTCCGCGTCCAACAAAGACACACAACAAGGCGGCGCAGATCGACCCCCACTAGCTTTCTTGTTTGCGGGACGTTTTGGCTTCGATGGTGTTTTTTTCATATGCGGAGATTTAGGGCTTTGGGGCCGTTGGGGTCGTCTGGCCTTGGACGTTCTCCGAAAGAAATGCGCGGGCGGTGTCGCCCATGAATTTCCAATCCTCGTAGGTGTCGCAGCCGTCGATGTATCGTTCTTCGATGACCATCAGCACAGCAATGGCCGCATCCCGTTCGCGCTCCATCTTTTTCGAGTGGTCAGACATTGCGTAAGCGTATGCCGAGATCGGGACCCGTGAATCATGCATGCCGTCTGGTGTGCGTGATACAGCGTCCCACGCTTCGTTGCTCTCCGGCGTCGAAGACGAAGAACAAGCCGCCGCATCCGATGGGAATAAGCTTTCCAGTTGCTTGCCGCAATAGTGGCAGGCCGTTTCGGACGATTTGAACGTCACTTTGCAGGTAGGGCATGTTTTCATTTAGTTTTTCATTGGCTCCCACGGGAGCGTTTAGACGTTATGGGGATGACTCAATCCAATAACCTTTGTCGTATTTCCAGAGCGTGAAGCACGCCATGAACGCGGCGAGCGCCTGCTCGTAATTGTCCCAAATCTTCGGCTGGATCGGTCCCGGCGCGTCGCTTGGGATGAGTAGAGAAACCAGCAGGGGCCGTTCCTCTTCCGGCTCGGTGATGCACTCGGCGTAGGCGGCGAGCTGCATCGCCCATTCCAGATAGAACACGCCATTGCGCTTCCCTTTCAGTCGTTGGGACTTCGCATCGACGATTGCCCGCCGTGCTCGTCCTTCGTGGTTGATCATGGCGTAGATGTCGAGCCTCCCAGCGTATCCCTTACTGCTCACGCATGACTGTTCGGCGGAAATCACCTCGATCACGTTGTCCCGATACCACTGCTCGTATCCGGCGACGTATTGCAGGATCTCGCTGGTGCCGGAGAACACCTTGTTGACGTTGTAGTGCTCGATCTGCTCATGCAGGAGCGTGCCCCACTCGGCGGCTTTGCGGGTCTCCTCCTCGGATGCTTCGGCGATGCGGGAGGCGAACATTTCGTCAGTCTCGCCACCCATGCGCTCCAGTTGGATAGCGGCCAAGATCGCCTTGTCGAGTTTCCACACGTCGAGCGCGGGCTTGGCCTTCATGCCAAGGATGTTCGTCACCGATGGCACCAGGTTCATTTTCTTAGCGTCGGTGACCGTGGTGGGTCGTGGGAGTCCCGTGGTTTTCCCCATGACGGTATGGCAGGGGTCGCCGTTGCGGTGATACCAATGAGAGTCACGCTCGCGTCGTTTGATGAGGGCCATGATCGTTAGAGGCTGGAGATGTGAAGGACGACGCAAGTAGCGAAGAGTTCTTTGCCATCAAGCATTTCAAATGTGGCGTGCGGGATGTCGCCCATGTCAAATTCGTGGCCGTTCTCACCGAATTTGGCGCGGATGGTTTTCGCGGCCTTGCGGCGCACGCCCCATGCAACGATGTCGTCGGCTTCGTCGCTGTCGCGGATTTCATCTACGGATGGAAGGATGCCGTTGGCGTCGATGATGATTTCACCGTGTCCTGAGTCATCACGCCATGCACCGTAGAACTCGGTGAGGTCGTCGGATGCTCCGGCGATGATGAGGAATCCTTTCTCCTTGGCATCTGAGATGTGTCTTTCGATTTCGTCGTCGTATTCGATTCCGTCGAGTTCCTCCGCAAATTTCTTGCAGGCCATCAAATGATCGACGACGGGAAGCTCCTCCGCCTCGGCGACCCACTCACGCCCCAGAATGATGCCAGTTTCGAGCGGGACAAGATCCTCGGGGAATTTGTCGCCAAGGAAGGATTTCAAGATTTCCGGGTTGTCGGCCATGATGAGGACGTTGTTGCCGGAGTGGGAGATTGGGATGGAGCATCCGATGATTTGTTGTTGCATGGGGGTAATAGGTTGCGCCCAGAAAGCCCGCTGGCGCACGGGGCACCAGCAGGCGGGGCTGATTCGGGAGTTCCAATTGGATCACTCGACGGGCTTCCCATCGACGAACGCGATGGAGCCATCCACGATATGCAATCCGACTTGGCCTGGTGCTTCTTGGAATTTCTCGATCCAAAGTTGATAGCCACGCTCGGCGGCGAGGTCCGACATGAGTTTGAGGTTCGCGGAGTTCATCAGCGCACCCTCGCGGATAAGGATGATCTTCAACTGTGGATTCTGGCTCATCGCCACCAGCGTCGAGATGCGGATTTGCTCGGCGGTGCTGAGTTGATCGAAGAGGACGCCCGACATGAGAACGCCGTCGTCGGTGAGTTCGAGTCCTGGGATTGGCAGGGAGCACGATTTCACCGCCTCGGCCTTGCGCTCGTCGATCTCCTGAATCCGGCGCGTGAGGGTGGCGTATTCAGTGCGGAGGTCGTCGGCTTTCTTTTCGGCGGCGATGTAGGCGACGCGCTCGCGCACCTTCCGGTTGTTCGCTTCGACGTTGTCGATGGCGTCATTCGCCGATTGGATGTCCTCGGCGGTGGGGAGAATGATTTCCGCAAGAAACTCCTCGGCGTGCTTCTTCTCGGTTTCACGCTCGATCACCAATTCCTTGGCAGTGGCAAGCGCCGCCTCCAATCGCGCCACTTCCTGCAATGCGGATGCGTGGTTGGCGGTGGCCGTTTCAACGTGCAGTTTGCATTGGGAATACTTGCTGACAAGCCCCTCCATCTCCCTCAGTTTCGCGATCAACTCCGTCGCCGACGTCTCCTCGGCCGGCGCGTCCTCGGCGGGCTTGGGAAGTTGGGTGAGGGCGGCGGCGGCTTCCTTCCCGGTGCGGCCGACGTTGGTGCGGTCGTCAAAGAACTTTTGGCGCTCGGCGTCGAGTTCGGCAAAGTCGAGTCCCGCCGCAGACTTCAACGCATCGACCTGTTGCTTGGGTTTGAGGCGGGTGAACTCCAGCGGATCGAAGGCGTAGTTTCCAAGCAGGCCGTTGAGAAACGTCTGGGCCTTGGGGACTTCCTTGCCGTCGGCGTCGAGCAGGGTGAGGTAGCTACCTTTCTTCGTGAGGCGGCGCTCCAGCGTGTATTCGACTTTCTCGCCGCCGATGGTGAGCCGCACGGATCCTGACTGGCGACCGTGGCGGATCGGATCATCCATGCCGGTGTTCGTGAGGGCGAGGAGGATGGCATCCAGCACGGAGGATTTCCCTTGGGCGTTATCGCCGGTGAGGATGATGGGCTGGCCGGTGGCGGGATCGATTTCGATCGCTTCGATTCGCTTGAGGTCGGTGACCTTGAGTTCTAGGATTTGCATGACTGTGGTGGTATTGGTTGGTTGGAGAATTGCCAGGAGCGGCATGATTGCTGGCTGGGCGGTGCCGCTCCCGGTCGGGGACAAAAATCAGATGAGGTTGTTTTTGATGAGATGTTGGTGAACGCGAGCGCAGGCGAGAACGTCGGCAAGCGCATCGTGCGCCCCGTCGAAGCCCTCTCCAAAAAAGTGCTCATGCGCTTCGATGAGCTTCGGCCATTTGTATTTGCCGTAGTTTCCGGGCAGTTTGCAGAGGTTGGTCGTCGCCTTCATCGTGCAATACCTTGGCATATCCATCAGGCGGTTGGGCTGGCCAAGGCGCTCGATTTCGTAGGCGATGAATTTGATGTCGAACTCATCGTTGTGGGCGACGGCCTGCTCCGAGATTTTGCAGAGATGCGAAAACATCAGCATGGCAACCTGGATGGGGATGCCGTGGGCCGTGGCTTTCTCGGTGGTGATTCCGTGAACGGCGGCAGCACCTTCGCCGACCTCCCATCCCTCCGGCTTGATGATGACGGAGAATCCGGCGATCTTCCCCGCTTCGTCGTCGATGACGGCGGCAGCGAGTTGGACGATGTGCGGACAGTCCGCGAGTGGCGTTCCTGCTTTCGCGGGAAACCCGGTGGTTTCGGTATCGTAGTAGAGGCGCTTCATGGGCGTGGTTCGGACTTTTGTATGGGGTGCGGAGCGGTGTTTTCACCCGTCCCGGGGTGTGGTTCCCAACCCGCACCGCTCCGCGTTTTTGCTGGGAGTTACTTGAGGTGGCGACAGGTTTTCGGCATGGATGCACGGTGGCGCTTTTCCAGTTTGGCTTGGGCAGCACAAAGTTTCCACCGTTCGGAGTTGGAGATGCGCGGGAGTCGCTTTTTGCTCAGTTGCTTTTCGAGGCGTGGCTCGGTCCGTGTCCGTGGGATATTGATCTTGGGATCGGGTGAGCGAAACAGACCAAGAACAACAACCCGCTTGATGCCTTGGTTGTCGATCCAGTGAGGAATCGCAAATGCCATCCGTTGAGTAATCAGCATTTCACCGTAGCTGAATTTCGCGCCGTAGTTTTGATGAAGGGGCTTGAGGATTTTCATGATGGGCGCGAGTTAGAATGGAGGGATATCGTCATCATCATCAACGGCTGGAGCCGCAGATGGTGGCGGTGGAGCGGATCGCGCCGGGGGCGGCGATGCCGGAGCGGGGGCGGCACCTGTGCCTTTCTTGTAGATCCAGCGATCAACCTCGTTCCGCATGTAGTCTTTCCCCTGCACGGGTTTCTGAACGAGGGTGGCGCGGCCCTTGCGGTTGAGAAGCCACTTGATGAAGTTGATGTCGGTCCAGTCGATGCGTCGCCCAACGGGAAGCGCATCAGCGCCAACGCATTTGATATACTGGTCGATCTTCCACTTCATGTTTGCGGCGAAGACAATGTTCTCGTAAACCTGAGTCGTCGCCCCATCCGATTCCCGCGTGAATTCGAGTTTCAGCGGGATGTATGGATTCTTGCCAGGGTTGCGAACCACGGCGTTGATTTCGATGTGGGTGAATGGATATTCGCCCTTTTCGAAAACAACGAACTGGCGCTCGACGGGATCTTCGACGGTGTAATTGGTGAGGAGGTCTTCGGACATGGGATTAGAATTTGAGGATTTTGCCAGCGACGATGTCGCGGGGGGATTTTTCGATGGAGCCGATGTAAACCGGCACGTTTTCAAGATTCGCTTCGAGGGCGGTGATGAGGTTGTCGAACGCCTTGTCTTCGACTTTCTCGGAGTGGAGGATCTTCGTCTCGAACGTGAGACGCCCATCGTTGATCCGATAGCGAAGCAGCACCGTGAGTTCAAACGTGGTTTGATCTTCCGATCCTCGGAACACCGGGATGTGGATGACGAGTTGGGATGGCACTTTCGTTTCACCGCCCGCACCAGCCTTCGCTTCGGTGGTTTCTTCCCATGCAATCTGCCGGTCGCCGTTGGCGAGGCTTTGCACCGATTTGAACACCGTGTTGCGCTTGCCTTGGAGGCTGGTTGCGATGGTGAGAACGTCCGCAGCGGCTGGCGACTTGATGTTTTCCAGATGCTCCTCGATGAACTCAATAAATGAGGTTTGAGAGAGGGGTTTCTGGTCGATGCCCATCCAGTCGCGCCATTCCCTCGTGTGGCGGAGTTGATAGGTGGCGGAGTGGTCGCCCCATTGAGCATCGAACGGATCAGCGGCGTGCCAGTTCATTACCGTTTGGATGCGGCGTTTATCGGGGTCGGCAAAAACCACCGCACTTTCGTTGTGCTGGTTCAAATAATCGGTTAGAGCACCGATGGTATCGAGTTTGAGCGTGGCGTATTTGCGCCCGGGCGAGTCGGCGTCAAAATCATCCGGGATCATGGAGTGACCCGATGGGATGACACACTTCTTGGTTGGTAGCCGCAGAGCGGCGAGGATTTCCGGAATCATGGTATTGGTTGTGAGATTGGGGTTGGGAGATTATTCGCCGACGGCGGGTTTGTTCACGGCCTTGGGCTCACCAAACGGGAGTTTCATTTGCCGGGGGTTGTCCTTCACCAGATGCCCGTCTTCGGTGACGAAGAACATATTGGGCGCGGTGTCGGGATAGAGCGGAGTCGTGGAGACTTTACCGGAAACCTCGACTTGGCCGGCGTCGCGGCCGCGGGGCTTCACTTCGATGGTGAGGGTGAGCTTCCCGGTTTTGCCGGTTTGCTCGACATCTTTGACGAGCCTGGTCATGGCTTCGCTCGCCTGATCGGCAAGGTCACCTTGTGAAATCGCGTTCAGGGCGTACGCGAACGCATTGGAGGGCATTTCTGCTTCTTTTTCTTCTTCGGCTAACATGGCTTATTCGGTTGGGGATTCGTCTGTGGGGGTGGCTTTGAAGGCGGCGATGGCTTCGAGGAAACCATCCTTGCGGGTGAGGATCTGCTTGCGCTTCGCGGCAAGCAGATCGCGGAGAGTTTGGCCAGGGCGGAGCCATTCGATGGAGACGAGGTAGTCGATGGCATCTTGTTGGATGTCGCCAAACAGCTTCTCAATTTCGTCCTCCGTGGGAGCGGCGACGGGATTGAACTTCGCGGCTTCGGCGGCGAACGCATCCCACGAAAGATCCATCTCGAAAGGCAGCGGGATTCGGCGCTTGGCGAGGAATGCAGGACGCTCTTCGGTGTAAAGGACGCGCACACCCTCACCGCGAGCCTTGGCTTTGCGGGCGTTTTTCTCTTTGAGGAGATCCACCTTGTATCCGGCAAAGAACATATGATCGACAGCCTCATGAAAGAGCAGCGCCGCCTTATCATTCATCTTGAGCGAAAAGCGGTCGTATCGCTCGCCTTGGAAAATATCATCCACGGTTTTCATTTGGGCGTGACCCAAACAGATGACGTTCATGGTCGAGCGCAGGCGCTTGAGGGTTGACCAGAATTCCACCCACTCCTCGCATGCGATGACATATCCCTTGCCGAAACCGCCGCCGACTTCCTCGATGGATTTGGCGTTGTTCTCTTTGCAGACGTGAGCCCAAACCAGCGGTTCAAGGCCGTTGATGGTGTCGATCACCAGTGATTTGAAGTCATGCTTCTCAAACATGAGTTCGTTGATGGCCTGCTTCACTTCGGCCCATGTTTTCGGGGTCGGGAAGCTGGCAACGTCGAGACTTCCAACGCCGTCGTCGGTGCCGAGGAAGATCGGATTTGGAGCGGCTGCACCGAACGTGGATTTACCAACACCACCGGGACCGTAGAGACCGAGAAAATGAGGGCGAAGCTGGGGACCTTTGTGGACTTTAGAGAGTAGTGACATATCAGTGGAATTCGTAGGTTTCTTCCTTCATCGCCAGCGTGCTCAGGCGTGCGGTTTCCTTGGCCGCATGGATCAGCAGGAGGATGAAGGTGATAAGGGAGACAACGCATCCACCGAGCGACAAGGTGTCTTGGTTCTTGAATGCGGCGATGGAGAAGCCTCCGGCGGAGACTGCGAGGAAAAGCCAGATGAGGCTTTGCCAGAGTTTGGCGCGTGACTGCGCCCATAGGATTTCTGAACGTTTCATGATGTTGTTAGGATTTCTTCACCGCGCCTCTACGGGTCGATTTTAAAGACACAGCAAGGCATTGTTTTTCGCGGTCGCCACCCGCGCGCTTGAGGGCGATGAAGTCTTTCAGGTCGCTCAGCCGGTAGCGAATGACGGTCGGTGAGAACACGACCTTGGGAACACCGATGGAATCGAGCGTCTTGATGTTGCAGTCGATCAGTCCGGCGGCTTGCGATGGGCTGACCAATTCCAGATCATCGCCATACTCGGCGATAAGAGCACGGACAGCGTCGGCGCGGATCGAGTCGATGAGGGCTTGGCGCTCCTCGCTGGTCAGAATCAGGTCCATGCTCAGTGTGCGGGCTCAAGTTTGGGGCCGGAGAATTTCGCTTCGCCGCTCTTGAGGCGCTCGATGCCGTCGAGAAGGAGGACTCGGGCGAGGTTGGATTCAGTGGTTCCGTTGTCGCGGGCGAGCTTTCCGAGTTCGCTCTTGGCGGGTCCGATGGGGACATTTACGCGACCCTCGGCGTTTTTGGCTGGTCGTTTCGGCTTGGGCATGGCGGGAAACTGTTTCCAAATTTGGAAACTGCCAAGGAAAAAGTTTCCAAAAATGGAAAATGAATGTTACCCATTGGAAATGAATACCTACCCAGTCACGGAATCCATGCGCCAGATCACTTTGCAGGCGATGCGCCAACGGAAAATGAACAAGACCGACCTCGCCACCGCCATTGAACTTGGCAAGGCATGGGTGACAAAGTTTTTGGATGGTTCGATGAAGACGATGAGGGAGCGAACGATGTTTGATTTGCAGGATCTACTAGGAATCCAGTATTTCACTATTGAAAAGGCAGTTGGCGACCGTTCGCCCCTTGCAAACAAGCTCGCAGCCGCGATTGACTCCGATCCTCAGTTCGCGAAACTCACCACCGCATTGCATGAGGTTCTGCTAGAAGCACGCGCTACTTACACCCCTCGTTTCGTGCCAACAAAGGAGATGTCGGCGCTGGGAAAAAAGATCATCGCCATCGCCTCAGAGAATCCAGAAAAACCCGGCAAGGTCGCCCGCCTGGTTCTTGAATTACTGGCATGATCGCAGACTGATCACAACGGCAATGATCGCCACCACCACCAGATTTCACGCCACCCAATCCCCGCTGAATCGTCTCACTCGTAAACCCTTCCCCTGTTGTCGAATGAGTAGTCCCGATCATCCTCCACCGGCTCAGTTTTCTCGATCACTTCCGGCGGGGCGTCCAGCCATGCCACCACCGCCGACACCAGCCCCCACACACCGACGATTCCAAGCGCGGCGAAAAACGCCGCGATGACCATCTGTCGCCGGAAACTGATCCCCATACCGCTACTCCACCATGCCCCGCCCTGCCCCGTCAACCACCACCGTGCGCGTCCGCTCGGTGTCGTTGAGCATCTACCCGCTCGCCGCCCGCCCCGGGTATTTCCAGTTTCAGTATCGCGACCTCGACGGGAAGACGAAGAAAATCACCCGCTCCAACCTCCCAGCGGCGAAGCAGGCGGCGAGTGATGTCGCCATCCGCATCCACAACGGGGCGGTCAGCATCGAGGATCTCACGCCCGACCAACTCCGCATCGTGCGGCGGCTCCTGGACGTCGATCCATCGCTGGCGGAGGTGGATGAGTTTCTCGCGTGGCGGCACCGTGCGCGGCCGGTGACGCCGACGGCGGATGTGATCGCCGGATTCCTCGACGCAAAGCGCACAAGCGCCGGGAGGTCGCCACACAACCTCCGCACGCTGGAGCGCCACCTTGGGATTCTGGATGGGCTGGGGAATCGCCCGCTATCCTCCCTCGTCGTCGGCGACATTGCCGCGCTCCTCGCCGGGAAATCACCGCGGACTCGCCGGAACACCCGGGCGTCGTGGGTGACGCTGTGGCGGTGGGCCCGTCGCAACGGGCATCTCCCGGATGATTCGACGATGACGGCACCGGAGCGCATCGAGCGCCCGTCGATAGATCGACCGATCCCCACCACCTACGAGCCGGAGGAGTTGCGGGCCCTACTCCGCGAGGTTTCGCCGAAATACCTGCCATGGCTCGCACTGGCCGCGTTTGCGGGGATTCGCACGGAAGAGGTGTGCCCGGACCGGCACGGCACCAAATCGCCGTTGGATTGGGCGGATTTTCATTGGGACCGGAAGTTGATCATCATCCGGCCGGAAACCGCGAAGATGAAGCATCGGCGGGTCGTGCCGATTCTGCCGGCGCTCGAAGCATGGTTGTCACCGTTGCGGCAGGACTCCGGACCGGTCGGCCCCACGCTTCCCCCGCACCAGCCCGCCGCCGGGGGGCGGGAGTCTGAGACGACGCGACTCGGGGGATTCATCGGGGGGTGGAAGCGAAACGCTCTCCGGCACTCGTTCATTTCCTACCGGGCGGCGCTGGTGGGGCTGGCGCAGACGGCGATGGAGGCGGGGAACTCGGAGAGTGAATCGAGGAAAAGCTACAACGACGCCAAGGGGGCGGACGTGGCGGGGGAGTGGTTTGGGGTGTTTCCGCAAAGTTTCCGCGATTCTTCACCGCCTCGCGATCCGCCTCCATCCGTGGAACACTGAAAACCCTCGTTTTCAAGGATTTCGGGTCGCAACGCCCCGCCATGATCCGCCCGATTCATGGTTCGAATCCCTCCCTGTCCGCTGTTGGTTGTAGGTGTTCCACGGCGTGTTTCCGTAAAGTTTCCGTGATCAAGAGGCAATACCCACGTTCGGCGGAAGAATGGCATTCAGGACGGCGCGGACAGTTCGGATTTCCTGCGCGGTGAGTTCGCCGCAGCGGAGTCGCAGACCCTCGTCGGACTGTGAACGCCAGTCGATAACTCTGCGTTGGGTCTGCATGGACTCAGCCATCAAAGCCTCTCGGCAGTCGCAAGCGAAGTGGTGCGCCACGCAACGCCGAACAAAGCGGTCGAGGTCAACGGGCGGGGCGGTGTGTGTCGGAGTTTCCATGTAGTTAGAGAGTTTTGGGAGGTAGCGGAGTGGCGTTGTCCGCCCGTGCCTCACCTATTGCGTTCGGTGGAGATAATTTAAGACCGCACCAAGGGCAGAATCCCATGGGTGGGAGGTCGCATCCGACTTTCCACGATCCATTCCATTCGCGGATCAATGCGCCATAACCTTCATTATCTGTGCAGGGTTGTTTCGCGTCGCGGAATGGGAGGCATTCGCAGCTTGGTTGTTTTTCAAGCCATCGCCCGCAGACGGATCGGTATTGGTTGCCATGCCATCCTTTTCGGTCATTCAGATACTTTATCAGGCTTGGTGCGCTCATATCTGATGCTTTTTGCTTATTTGATGCTTTTAGGTCATTCATACTCTACTCGATTTAGGGTGTCTTCCTGTTTTCCATTCTTCGCGCCCGACGATTCGATGATCGTGGACGCGGTGTTGATATTCTCCGCACTTGATACACACCTCTTCGCTTGGTGATCCAAATCCGTTTATTGCGGTTATTGACCAGTCGTGACGGCATTCGCGCAACCACCGAACAATAGCCTGCATGGAACGCCGAGGAAGCGTTCTGGCAGGGCGTAGTTTTAGGGCGGCGTCCATGAGGCTAGGCGTTCAAATCCTCCCACTCCTCAAACGGCACGAGCACCCCAGCCCGCACCATGATCCCCATCGCCTCAATCTCCTCACGGGAAAGCCCGCTGCGCTCCTCGGCGTTGATCAGCGTCATGCAGTCGCCGGAATCAGCTTCCCACCAGTCGGGGCAGGCTGGAACGTCGTCAGTGGGGATGGATTGGGGGGCAGAAACCCACCCGGGCAACCCGACAAGCAGCGGTCCGTTGCCAGGGCCACCCTCGGGCAGCAGCGCCAGCCCAGCGGCTTCGAGGTCGGCGGTGGTGTGCTTCGAGGCTTTGACTGCATACTTCGCACCCATCGCATTCGGCACTTTAGATTTTGGCCACGGCGTCCACCACGCTGGAGCCTTGTGCGGATCCAGTGTGAGCGGCTGGCGCTTTTTCTCGCGCTTCTTGGCTCGGTCGTAAATGCCGATGCGGCCGGTGGCGATTTCCTGAATAAGAATGCGCCACGATGGTTCGCCGGCGGTGATGCCGTGGCGCGAGACGCATTCGTAAAACGCGGACTGCTCTTGTAAGTAGGCGAGTTGGCTATCAGAGAGGCGGATGGAGTGGTTTCGGCTCATAGGGTGAGGGTGGCGGTGGTTTCGTGATAGGCCTTTTCGGTGGTTTCCTCGACCTCGCGGAAGCGATGCGGCGAGAATCCACATTCGCCCCACTCGGGCTTGTGTGGGGCCGGTGGGTTGACGAGTTCGACGAGCAGCACCGCGCACGTTTCATCGCCTCTCCATCCCTGTGCCGGGATGATGTCGCGAACGGTGTATGCGTCGCCCTTCCGGGGCAGCGCCTTCATGTAGCTCGTGACCGCCGGCGGGAAGCGGTCATCGACGCAGACGACGGTTTTTCCTGGTTCAAACATAGTGGATGATGAGTTTGCGGACTTTGGGGCGGTTTTTCAGGAGGCGTTCAGCCGCGGCTCTCGCTCGCTGAGGAAGCGTCGGGACTTGGCAGGCGAGCACCTCCCGGCAGTCGATCGGGAGCGGCATGCGCCGGTGAAAGCGGTCGGTCCAGTCGCTCGCGGCAATGGCTCCATAACGGTGGATTCGGGTGTTCATGTTCACGTTTCGTCAGTGTTTGGATATGCGGAGAATTTCCAGCACGCATTCAACCCAGTGCTCTTGCGCTGGCGCGTTGATGCGCTCTTTCAGGTAGATCATCCACCCGGTCAGTCGGTGCTGTTGTTGCTCCTCCAGCGAATCGGCGGGGATGAGTTCGAGGATGCGGAGGAGGTCGGGGGTGGTGATCACTCGGCCCTCCCTTCTAGGGTGGCGAGGGCCTTGGCGTTGCTGGCCCGAATTTCCTCAACCGACTCGCCGTTGAGAACGCGGCTCAGGATGTCGGTGATGTATTGGCTACTGGTTCCAGCAAAGTAGAATGCAGTTTGGTCGATGGCATATCTGAATCGCTCGCAATCACTCGCCAGCGCGTCCCGTTGATTCATCGCCTCGGCAAGCTCGCGTTCAAGCTGCTCGTGAGAGTCCAAAACCTGTCCGACCGGGATGTCGTCGGCATTGCACGCCTCGTGGCAATAATCGCGCATTGCATCCGTCCTCGGCGTCGGAATTTCACCCACCGTGGCAGTGCCGGCGGCGGGAATTGACTCACGTTTCGTCAACGCATCGGCAAGCTGGCGGGGCGTGAGTCCGGTTTCGTGGGTGACGTTGAAAGCCTCAATGATGAAGCGAGCGTTGGCGTGTTGCTCCGCGTTGAAATCTTCAACGGGTGCGTCGTCTTGCGGGAGTTTGCAGATCAGCGTGTGCCCTACCTTGATGCGGATGTCGAGGTATGGCTCACAGTCGCCTTGATTGTCGAGACGGGCTTCGCCTTGGCTGATCCGTTGCGCGAGTGGTGGGGTGGTGCTCATGGGGTGGGTGGGGTGGGGGCTCCATGTGATTTGAGAATCTGGCGCGACTGGTCGATCAGCCGCGTCTTAGTTGCCAGATCGACGGACTCGCCGCATGCCCATTTCGGGCGATCTCCAAGGAGCCATTCAAGGCGCTCTGTGTGCGCTTCGATTTCCTCGGCTTTTGTTGGTGGGGGCATGGCGCTCATTGTCCTTCCTCCGTGTTCGGTGCATTGATCTGCTGGCACCAGTGCGTCACTCCGAGCAGCACCCGTTCAGCACGGGCGTGTCCGGCCAGTATCCATCCTGAGTCACCGCGTTTTTCGAGCACCTCGGAGCAGTGGTAGGCCAGCGTGGCATCATCCAGCGATTCCACCCATACAAGGACGGTGATTTCATCATCGGGCATCTTTTCGGTCACCGGGGTCCAGTGGCCAATCACTACTGCGGGCGCACGTTTCGTCAGTTCGACGGCGGGCTTCTGGAGGAGTTCGAGGCACGCATTCGCGTCGGACTTGGCGGCTTTTTTGGCGTTGCTCAGGCCAGCGCGGAACTCCACGGAATCCTTGTAGATGACCCATCTCCAAATTCTCGGGTTTGCAGAATAGCGGCTGACGGTGGTGGTGTATTCGGGTTGCATGACGCCCGACTTCTCGCCGAAAACTGACGCAACGTCAATAAAAATCCGTAGTCCCTATGGACTACGTTTTGAAGGCGTTTTTGTAGTCCCTTTGTATGTCCAGTGGGACTACACTCGAATTTTTGTAACTCATTGATTCTCTTTCTCTCGCTCCCCCCTTACGCGCACCCACACCCCTTTGCACCCCTACGCCCCGCCCCCCACTCTCTTCAAGAGAGGTGGGGGGCGGGGCTTTAGGGTGCAAGGTGAGGGTGGGGGGTGGGTGTGTGTGTACGTAGGAAATAAAAAATGAATGGATGCAGATCGTGATCGAATTGCAAAATCCGCGTGCGGTTGTTTTGCGCGGAATTTGGGTTGTGCGGGGCGTTTGGGGGTCGGGATGGGTGTGGGTGAGGGACGGGGTAGGGTCGGGGCAGGAAGGGGCGCTTCCGTGCGAAAGACGGAAGGGCAAACGGTCGTTTGAAAAATTCGGGGGTTGACGGGACGTGAGGGGGAGGTTACCCCTCAATCACATCCGGCGAAGTCCGTGCGTGCGAACAAATGACCCAACCCCCAACCCCAACCCAGCAGGCGATCATGACCGGCGACGGGATTGAGATCGAGGATAAGCGCGGTGCCGTTCGTCGGCTCTCTGGCGACCGGCTGCGCCTCATGTCCGCCGATACCCTCGCTGCAATCGCCAACAAGTTCGGCGGCGAGACGATGGCTCAGATGCTCTACGAGCTTTGCGGAGCCAAGTGCATCACCAAGGGCGGGCATGAGATCGCCGACAACCGGACCCGGCTCGCCGCTCTCACGCTGGCCATGGCCTACCTCGTCGGCAGGCCGGTGGAGCGGTCGGAGGTGGTCACAGTCAACCTGGATGCTGACGCGACCTCCGGCTTGGCGGAGCGCCTGAAAAACTCCCCGGCCTTACGCGAGACGTTCCGGAGGATTTTGGATGCGGCGGAGGAGGGGGCACCGAGCCCGCCGCCATTGGAGGCTAAAACTGTATCAAAAGAATAATCGTATCAAATCAATCATCCAACCCTTGTTTTTCAGGGGTTTTTTGATGTGGAAACTGTATCACGAAAAAGAAGTGATTATTTTGTTGCGGCTAGGGGCCTGAAATGCAATTTGTTTCCCGTCGCCAATCATGGACACCATTATTCAAAGCTCAGAAATCAACCCGGACGGCACCAGCCACGTCTATGCCAGCGCTGGCAAGATCTCCGCCTATGTCGGCCAATACAAAGGCCGCCACGTCACGGTCTCTTGCCTCAACGCATCCAATCGGGCATGGCGTGGCATGGGCCGGACATTCCACGGCAAGGATGCCTTCGACCAGGCACTCGCCGCCTACAAGTCAGCCGAGATGAAGGCCATCATCGCCGCCGCCCGCGAGCATATCGCCCCGCGGCCAGAGAACGTCATTCTCTTTCCCTTGTCAGCTTGAGCACCCCCAAAATGAACACCCCCGTCGCCATTCTCGCCCGCGTCTCGACTCTCAAACAGGAATCAGACCGCCAAGTTCACGAACTCCAGGAGCACGCCACCGCCTGCGGCTGGAAGGTCGTTGAGATCGTTCGCCAGAAACTCAGCGGGGCGTCGAAAGAGCGCCCCGACGTGGACCGCGTCATGACACTCGCCGAGACCGGAAAGATTCGGAAAGTCCTCGTCCACGAAATCTCCCGGCTGGGTCGCCGGCCTGCGCTCATTCATGCCGTGGTGGAGCGACTCACCGAGCTTGGCGTCTCGCTCTACTGGCACTCCCAGCGGATCGAAACCTTGCTTCCTGACGGCAGGCGCAACCCCGCCGCCGGGATCATGCTGGCGCTCATGTCCGAACTGGCCATGTCCGAGCGCGAAACGCTGATCGAGCGCATCAACTCGGGCATTGCAGCGGCGAAGCGTAAGGGCGTGACATTGGGGCGGCCAAAGGGTTCAACCACCGATCCCGGCGAAATGATGGCCAAGCACGCTGACATCGTGCGGCACCTCCGCGCTGGTCGCTCCATCCGCCACACCGCCAAGATCACAGGCAAGGCTGGAGGGACCGTAATGGCGGTCAAGCGTGCGATGGCTCACGGAACGTAAACTTTCCCCTTGCCATTTGTCGCCCGCCCTCGTAGTCAATCCCCCGCAACACAGCGTCGATTTAGCTCAAGGGTAGAGCACTTGCCAAGAGGGCTTGTGGTAGTCAGTTCGAGTCTGACAATCGGCTCCATTTTCAGCCATGTGCCGATGCGGCTAAGCCATGGGACAAACCAGCCGCTCCAATTTCAGCCGTATCCAATCGGCATCAAACCTTGGGCAATCCGGTTCAATTCCGGCTAGTCGTTTATTGGTAAGACGCCCTCCGTTGACCCCGTCGCCCTCTATGCGGAATTGCTAACCGCCGAAACTGAGGATAAAGCGGCGGGCGATGCGCCAATTTTGCCACACCGGGAAGCCCCGGAAACAGTCACCACATTCCAGCCTCCGTCAGACGTGGGCCGCGACGATAGGTAGCTCAAGCGGGAGAGCACCGGCGACAACCGGCAGTGCGGGATTCGAGAGTCCGCCCAACAATAGCGAGAGCGACCTGCTACGGCGGTTGGAGTGTGGTGACACAAACTTTTGAGCGGCGGCGTGGAAGGACACACTGAAAAGAGCCTAAGAAGACGCGAAATCACCAGATAGTGCCTCGGCCCGTGGCGACTTAGCGGGCGAACTTCACCAGCCGGAATCAAGCCCGGCCCGCTCAAACCCTTTTCTTGACGGAACGTCAGCACCATGATATTCGCCGTTCGCCATGATCGACCTCATCCCTGACATCGGAGCCGACGCTCCTCCCTCCGCCGGTTACCTCCGCCTCGTCAACGATGCTGGAGTTCTCCGCGCCCTCGACGCCAACGGCCGCAAGTTCCGCCTGCGTCCTGAGCCTGGCACTCCGGTTCACGCTGCCACCGCCGCCGGCGTCCTCACCCTCGCTGGCAACGCCGTCGCCGCTGAAACTGTGGTGATCGGCGACAAGACCTACACTTGGCGGGCGTCCGTCGGTGCCACCGCCAACGAAGTCCTCGTCGGTGCCTCCGCCTCCGCCTCCATCGACAACCTCATCGCCGCGATCAACGGTGCAGCCGGATCGGGCACGACCTACGGCTCCGCGACCGTCGCTCACACCCAAGTCACTGCCGCGGCTGGAGCCGGTGACACCATGGACCTTTCCGCCAAGGCAATCGGCATCTCCGGCAACTCCATCCAGACCACCGAGACGATGACCAACGGTTCTTTCGGTGCTGTAACTCTCGCCGGGGGTGTCAACGCCACCGAAGGCAGCGCAGGCGATCAGATGTATGACGCCTCCTACCTCTACGTCGCCAACGCCGACGTCGCCATCACCTCGACCGCTGGCTGGGAGCGCATCTCCACCACCGCGTTCTAACCAACTTCCCGCCGTGCGCCCTGAGTTGGGGGCTTGCATGACACCAAACGCTAATTCCCGGCGCACGGCGGATTTCTTTCATGATAGACGACCGGATCATCCGCGAAGCGATCCAGTGGGACACCGCCGGATGGTTCGAGGGATTCGGCAAGATCGAGCGGAAGAACGGCGACCTCGTCTCGCCCCGAGCTAACGTCTATCAGCTACGCATCAGCGACATCATCCGCTGGTGCCATGAGAACGGCAGGCCATGCCGCCTCGTTTGCCTCAAGCCTCGCCAGAAGGGTTCCTCGACGTTCTCCGTCGCCGCCATGTATCGCCGCCTACTCGCCAAGCGCGGGCGTGGCCTGATTGCCGGCGGTGCTCACTTCCAAGGGCAGAACCTGTTCAAGATCCTCAACACCTACGCGAAGAACGACGAACTCGACCCGAAAACGTGCAAGGTGATGGACACCGAGGCGCGGTTCAATAACGGCTCGACCATCGAGCGCATCACCCTCGCCAACCCGAACGCCGGCCGATCCGGAACGTATCAGTCCCTCATCATCACCGAGGTCGCATACCTCGCCGAAGAGGGCGTCGCCAACGCCACCAACGTCCTCAACGGCCTGCTGAAGTGCGTTCCATACGAGGCTGACACCGTTATCATCCAGGAGTCCACTGCCAAGGGCGCACAGGGGGATTTCTTCGAGACGTGGGAGGCAGGGATTTCCTTCGATGACCTCAAGGCCGGGAAGAATGGCTACGTGCAGGTGTTCGCCGCATGGTTCGAGTTCGATGATTCACGCATGGACCCGGAGTCCGAGGGCATCTCCTCCGACAACGACCTCACCGCCGAGGAGCGCGACCTCGCCGACCGTCACAACCTCGACCACTCGCAGATTGCATGGATGCGCTGGGCCATTCGTGAGGAGTGTAAGGGAGACTTCGATCGGTTTAGCCAAGACTACCCGTTCGACCCCGAGACGGCGTTCCTCAAGTCCGGCCGTGGGGCGTTTGATGCGAAGGGGCTGGCCTATCAGGAAGAACTTGTCCCGCTCCGGCCGCGCGAGTTCGGATACCTCGACTACAACCCGCGCGCCGACCGTGTCGCATGGGTGCCGTGCGCGGAGGCGCAGGCCCGGTGTGTCCGCTGGGAGACACCGCGCGTCGGGTGCCGCTACCTGATTTCCGTCGACCAAATGACCGGCGAGGATCAGACCGGTGGCGAGGATCCAGACAGCCACGCCGTGTTCGTGATTCGTGATGGATACCTCGACCGCGGGCGATGGATCGAGCCCGCCGTTGTCATGCGGAACATGCTGGTGCCCGGGAAGAAAGAAGGAAGTCTCTGCTGCTGGTGGGCCATCGATGTCCTTGAGGAAGTCGTCTGGCGAATGGCGCGATACTGGCAGGCCATCATCGTGCCCGAGATGAACATGGATCGAGGGCTGGTCGAACTGCTCAAGCAGCGCATCGATGTCGCCATCTACGAGCGCGAGATGTTCAACCGTCGGGAGAACGTCCTCACCAAAGCCCTCGGATGGATGACCGACAAGACCACCCGCCCGATGATGCTGGATAATTTCTACATGCACGTTCGGGAGGCTGGCCGTGGACAAACGAAGAAGGGCGTGGAGGTGCGGTGCCCGTGGGCGATCAAGCAGATGAAGAATTTCGTGGTCAAGAAGAGCGGGCGGGCGGAAGCGAGCGCCGGCCAACACGACGATGACGTGCTCTCGCTGGCGATCGGTTGGCAGAACCTCGACATGGCAACGCCGTGGAATGAGATCGAGCGCGGCGAGTGGATTCCCCGTGATTTGCGGGGGGGGCATGGGGTGATGCAGATGGAGGCGCGGCGGTCTGTTTCGCAATGGGGTTGACGAAACGTGAGCGGAGTGATTGGGTTTCTGCCGTCATGCAAGAAGTCGCCCCTGTTGACAGTGAGTCCGTGCTCCAAAGAATGGAGTTGTTATATCTGCGATCAAGGCGCAATGGATTTGATCCGACTGAGTTTACTGTGAGTCCGAGCATTGCCCATTTTTTTCAGGATGATCCTGTTGGTGCTTTGCGTCCCTACCGCAGTATCAAAGTTTCTGTTGGTCGATTGCAAATCGAGCCCGTGATTTTGATTTCGCATGATAATCGGAATGTTCCGCCGTCATCAGGCGATGAGGTGGATGAGCGATACGAAGGATCGAAAAGCACTTTTGAATCAATTGAAATGATGAGCGATGCGGTCGCTCTCAAATCACCCACCGCTCTAGCCGAGCAAATCGGCGGCACCCACTACAAGGATCTCGCCATCCAGCCCGCCGAGTATTGCCAGCGCAACGGCCTGTCCTACTGCGAGTCGAACGTCGTGAAGTATGTGACCCGCCACAAGAAGAAGGGCGGGCTGGAGGACATCAAGAAGGCGATTCACAACCTGCGACTGGTGGCGCACTTCGAGTATGGGGAAGAGTTGCCATGAGTGAGTTAACGGCTAACGGACTGATTTTATGAGAAACGTGAACTGCCCCAAAGCTAAAGTCTTTGTCCGCTGCGATGCGTTCGGCGGGCCTGCCGACCGATTTGAAACCGCGTGGCTTGTTTCCGTTAGAACAATGCGGAATCGCCCCTTGTGCTTCCAGGTGTGGGTGGAGAAATACGCGGCCTGCTTCGATAAGGTGCCTCCGCACTGCCTCTACTGGTATGAGCCGGAGGATGGCGCGGTTCCGTTGCCGCTCCACAAAGTCCAAATGTGGGAGTGCCTGTCGGGTTCCATTGAGGTCTGGCGCAAGGATCAGCTCAACGATGTTCCGGTGCTGGTCAACCTCGGAAAAGGAATGAAACCCATCGGTGGACACTACTGGTTCACGATTGACTTCATTCCAGAGGGGCAGGCTCAAGGGATCATGGACGTTGGGGATTCTGAGTTGTTAGAAGAACACAAGGAGGGCAACGTGATCCGGCTGGAGAATGGCCAGATTGCGATCTATCCAAACAACCGGATCAAGTGGCTTCCGGTGTCGCTTACCAAAAAGGACGCCGCTGTAACCATTCCGAATTGGGACGCAGCAACCAACGCCCAGTGGGATGAATGGTGGTCGGATTCGGACGAGCTTCTTGGTGATGCAAAATGGTCGTATTGATTTTTCCAAAACATGAAACCCCACCCACCCTACTTTACCCCCGCCGCCAAAGCACACCTTGTTGACCCAAAGCTGGAGGTGACCGTTCTCCCGACGCTGATGGACTGTGTTCTTGAGGCGATCAAGGTCCGTGGGTGGATACTGAACCCGAACCCGTTCGAGGGGCTCGTTGAGCTTCCGGCGTTTCAATGATTTCACCATGAGCCAAGAACCCCACCACATGCTCCGCCGTCGCGGTCGATTCATGATTCCTGAGAGCGTCGTGAAGCGCGATTCCGAATCCGCCAGACTCATCCTCGCCGAATGCGTCGTTGTTTCGTGTGAGTTTTCCTTTAAGCACCGAGCGTTCATGATTGAGGCGACCAGCCATCACTTCGAAAATATCGAGGACGCGTGTGAACCCGTCGATTATTGCCCTCAGCTTTTGACGGTGAACGTCGGCACCGACGAGGAGCCGAAATACGAGAAGAGGTTTGATCAGTTCGTCCGAATCCCTCAACCTTGACGAAACGTCAGCTTTCCCGTATTAGCAACGCATGGCTGAGACGATCATTCCCGAAGGGCGCGGCAGGGCAGAAGCGATGCGGACATTTCTGGCTACCGGAGGGGAGCGTGTTTCCCGTGGTGGTTCTCGCTACCCGGGGTATCGCTACACCCAGGGGGCGCTCAAGGGCATGACCCAAGAGCAGGCCGAAGCGGAGTTTGAGAATCGGTGGGCTGGCGCATCCGGCGCGATCAAGGACAAGTATGCGCGGCAGGCATCGCCCGAGGGTGTGCTGTCGCCGTCTGAGATGAAGCGATATCAGGGGCCGAAACCCGCCCTCCCCAAGCCTCCCGCCAGTTCTGTCAGAACGGCCGACGGACTGGCTTTTCGTGATGGTGCTGGAATTGTTTTGCCTCCTGCCGCCCCCCGGCCAGCACCGAAGCCAATGGATATTTCCAATGAACCCGGTGTCAGCGGAATGGTTCAAGGGCCGCCCACTCCAGCCGTGAGCGCCGAGATAGCCAAGCGGTCAACGGTCGTCGGGCCACCCGCCACCACCGCGCCCACGGGCTACGCTGGTCCCACCGCCCCGCGCATCAACCGCCTGACCGGTCTGCCGTTCGGCTACCAACCTGGCGACAAACTCCCTGACGGCGCATCCCCGGCGATGCAATCAGCCGCCGCCGGATCCGCTCGCAACATGGAAGCCGCCGACCAAGCGCCCCGTGCCACTGACGCCGAAGCCGCCGCCGTCACCCGGATGATGGAGCGCGACGGTGCCATCCCCACCAAGCCCGGACCAACCTACGCCGGTCCCCGCCCATCCAAACCGATGGGCACCGTTCGGAAGGATGGCTACAAGCCACGCTCCGATGCCGAGGACCGCCAGCGCGAGCAGGAATCAGCCACTGCCCGCGAAACCGGCACGATGGGCACTTACTTCACGAAGCAGGGTCAGCCTGAAATGGCCAAGGCGTTCAAGGACCGAGTCACTCCAGAGCAGCAGAAGAGCATGTCTGAGTTTACTGGTTCCGCCCCCCGCGCAATGCGGGTGCTCACTCCTGAACAATTCGCCGCTGAATCTTCACCGCCTGCCGCCCCCGCCGCCCCCCGCACCGGATTTGCCCTCGCCCGCCGCCGCTGACCCTCACCACCATGGAATCCCCCTTTCGACCAAAGCCCGAAGCCGCATCCCCAAAAGGTGAAGCAGTCGCCGAGGGTGTCACCCCGAGCACCCAAAGCGGCATTTTCTCAGCAAAACTTGGCACGCCGACGTGGCGGAAATTCGTCGCCAACCAGGCGTTCGCCGAGTCCAACCGTGGTGCGATCGCTGCCGAGAACGAATACACCGACCGCATCGCCCGCGAGAACACCGCCGCCCGCCGCGCCCCCGCCGCCGACCCGGTCGAATCGTTGGAGGAGAAATTCGGTGGCGACAACGGCAGGCTGTTCCGCAAGATCGGGAAGAACGTCGAAACGCTCGACCCGGAACAATTTGCCGATGACCCCAAGGTCGGCCCCTACGCCCGCAAAACCCTGTTTGATCGGGAACGGCGCAAGGCGCTCAAGGACGCCGAGGATTTGGATTTCAGGTTGCGCGATCCGTCATTGCGCGTGAATCAGCTCTCACCGAAGGAGCGTGCCGACGCCGAGACGGAGTTGGGCATGATCGGTGACTCTCCAGACTATGCGGAGCAAGCCGCGGCGCTGCGTGAGCGCATCCGCAAGGATGATGAGGTGCGGAAAATGGAGCAGGAGGCGTTCAACGCCAAAGGCCGCGCCCGCGAATTTGAATCCGCTGACCCGGATCAATGGTGGCAGTCGAAGCGGAGCCAACCATCCGCCGCCGTGCCGGATGCCCGCGCCATGCAGCAAGCCGCCGACGTGGCCGACGACTCCGCAGCGCGTGAGATGCGGGAGATTGAATCGCGACTCGCCAATGGTGTGACCGGGACCGAACTCGACACAGCCAAAGCCCGCATGGCCGAACTTGCGGACGCCCGGAAACAGATCGCCGACGCCCGCCGCGCCGGTGATGAGCAGGTTGCCAGCGTGCAGGCGCGGGCAAAGCAACAAGTGACTCGCCAATCGGAAGCAGCGGTTCGGGCAAAAATCGCAACTCAAGGCGGAGTTGATTTGTCCGGAGTGAAGCCAGGCATGGCTGAGGCAGTAAAAACCGGACTCAACAACATGACAGGCGGCGACGCCGCGTATCGCGCCAACAGGTTGATTGCAGCGGATGGCGGCAGGGTGAACGCCCGGAAAAACCTTCAGACTCGCCTTGAGAATGCTCAAAACCGCAGCCCGAATCTCGGTGGAAGCATCAAGGATGGCGGCAAGGATATTAACGACCGAGATCGCCAATATGAGATTTCCAACCTTCGCGAAACCCTCAAGGCACTTGATACCCAAGAAAAGGCATTCAAGGAATCTGGGATTACCGATCCAGCTGAAATGGACCGCATTCTTGCGGACGCTTCCAAGGAAAACGAGTGGACGGAAAACGACAGCGACAACATCCGGCAGCTTTCGACCGGCGAAATCGCCATCAATCCGGCCCGTGTTTTCGGCCAGAGAGACGCAATAATTGCAGCAATCAACGCTTCGAGCAGCAGCAAGGAAGACAAGGAAAGTGCCGTCGCCCGCTTGGATGCGATGCGCGAAAGCATGGCGGATAAAATCGCCAACGACACTTACTATGCCGACAGCGGTTTCGCGAAATTCGAGCAGGCAAAAGCAGCCGCCGGAGTGACTGATAAACTGCAAATTCTGGACGAATGGAGCGCCAGTCAGAAGGATCGGAACTGGGTTTTCAAAGCCGGTGACGCCATCAAGACCGGCTTGGCAACTGGGACAATCGGGGTTTATAAAACCGTCGTCGGCGGGGTCGCTGGCGGAGCTGCACTGGTTGGCGCTGAAGGCGTGGCGAAGGAGATGGGTGGTGAGCAGCAATTTCTTGCGGATGCGATTTCCAACATTGGAGAGGCGGGAAAACAGCGGGGTTTAACTGGTGGCTACGGTCTAACTTCTGAGCTTTCTCAGACCGTTACCCAAATGGCTCCAATGCTGATCGGTGGTCAAGTGGCGGCTGGCTTGAAAGGTATCTCCCGAACCGTTGTTGGCGGCATGTCGGTTTATGGATGGGCGGCAGCTCAGGGTTATGAATCGAAACTCGCCGATGCGGTTTCGTATGCTGAGGCAGAAAAAGGCAGCAAGCTCACCCGCAATGAAATTGCCGCAGTGCTTGGTGACGGCACCGTGCAAACCGCTGCATTTCTCAACGGCGCACAAACAGCGATTCTGGCAAAAATCCTTGGAGGTGGCGCGGAGCGGGCGGCACTTGGCGGCAAAAACGTGCTTGGCAAGCAGGTTTCGTCAATGACCGTGAAGGATTTCGTGAAGGGTGGGGGACTTGCAGCCGCGAAAGACGGCACGCTTCGCAAAGAGCTTGGTGCAATGGCGAAGACGATTTTCTTGGATGCCACTGATGAGGCTATTGAGGAATTCACCAACCAGATGCTTGATGGGATCATTAGCGTCGCAGTTCTGGGTGAGGACATGAAGTTTGGCGACCTGCTTTATGAATCAGCCTATGCAGGCGGGCTTGGGGCGCTTGTGGGGGGGGCGCTTCCTCAATTTCGAAAATCAAATCGCCCTGCCGCGCCCAACTCTCCCGGCTCGCAACCAAAAGTTCAAGAGTTGGTAGCCACAGCTCTCACTGCCGAAGACCCCGACGCCCCACCACCCACCGAGGACGAAGTCCGCGCCGCCGAATCCATCACCCCGGAGAACTCCGGTGCTGCCGACATCGCCGATGGTGTGTTGATTGAGCGCGAGCTTGCGGAGGTCGTCGCCGCCGAAGAATCCGCGCTGGCCGACGCCGAACAGGCGGTGGTCGATGCTCAGGCGACCGGCGACAAGACCCTCATCAGCGCCGCCGAGGGGGCGCTTGAGAAAATTCAAACCACCGGCCCCGCCGCTCCCCGTGTCCGCGCCGTGCTGAAAATCGCCGGTGGCCAAGCACTCTCCGACCTCGCCGACGCCGAAGCGCGGTCGCTGGGGTTCACCACCGAAGGCAAGCCACTCCCCGCCACCGACCTGAAAGCCGTGGGGCTCACCAAGCCACTCGTCCGCGCCGGTGCCGATGGCTCCGCCGTGCTGCTGGATGAGGCGCTGTCGATGGTCGAGAAGATTTCCCCCCGCGCCCGTGGCCGGGTGAAGCTCACCGAGGCGGAAGCGTTTGCGAAGTCGAAGGAACGCGCCGAAGCAGCGAATCAAGAGTGGGATGTCGAGTTGGCCGATGGCGGCACCGTCCGCGTCCGCGCCGCCGACGAAACCGCCGCCGAAGAAGAAGCCGCCGCGACCGCGACCGGCCGCATCGTTCAAGGGACCGCCCGCAAAACCAATGAGCCGAACACACCGCAAAACGAATCACTTGCACCGGTGCCATTGCCATCGATGCCAGAAGGGGCGACGGGGACCAAGGGTGCTCAGCCTACTGGCGGCAATGCTGCTGGAGTTGGGACTTCCCAAACGCGCCCCAAAGGTGAAGTGAGCGCCATCGATGCCGCCCGCAAGCGCATCACCAAAATCAAAAAATCTCCGGCACTCCGCGACCTCATCGCCGACGTGTCCTCGCCGGAAGCCCGCGCCGCCACCACGGAAGCCGGGATCGTCATCAACCCCGAGCGCATCGTGAACGAAGCGATGGCCGGCGGCATGAAGCCCACCCAAGCCGCCGAATACTTCGCCCGCGTGCTCGATGAGGAAGTCCGCCACCTTGCCCACCTCCAATCCGCCCGGAAACTGTGGGAGGAAGCTGGATCGCCGGGAGTGCTGGAGGAATGGCGTGCCGCTCACTACGGGGCGATCTGGAATGAGGATTTCGTCGGCACCGGCAAAGACAAAATCATCCGCGATCTCTACGCCAGGGACGCCACCAAGCAAAAAGACCTGAAAAAATTCGACTCTCTGCCCGATTGGCAAAAGGCCATGGAGGGCATCCGCATGATGTCCCAGGGCGACAAGGTAACTGAGCAGGCGAAGCTGTGGCTCAACATCAGCGAGAAGCTCCGCAGCGCACTGCAAGCCGCCCTCGATGCCCTCAAGTCGCTCATCGCCGACATCGATTCTCTCCCGTCCCTCAAAGCCGAAATCACCAACCTTGAAAATGCCCTCCGAGAAATCACCAGCACTCCGAATTCAGGAAATCGTCCAGCGAAGCCGCCTCAAGGCAAAACGGGTGATGGAACTCGCCCAAAGCCCGGAAAGCCCAGTGCTGAAACTCCGAACGATGGCCGGACTGAATCAGGAGCAGGCGGAGGAACTGGTGTCGCTGTTGGCGACCGGGTCGAGTTCGACCGCAAAGGCGAGCGGCTGACCGGCGTCGTGGATTTGATCCGCGGTGACGTGCTCCGGGTGAAGCTGGATGCGCCGGACTCCGAGAACGTGCCTACGCGCATGGTCCGCGCCGATGTCGTGACGGTGCTGGCGGGCGCGAAGGAAATGAAGGGCGAGAAGATCGACAAGGAATGGGTCGCATTCTCCCCTGAAAGCGGAAGCCTTGGCATTCCTCGCGATATGATGCCCCAGATCAAATCCGAGAATCGCGGGGCGATGGTGAATTTCCTGAACGCCCGCGGCGTTGCCCATGCCGCCGACGAAGTGCCCGCCGCATCACTCAAGCCGACCCAGCTCGAATACTCCCCCGCCAAAGTTGCCAAGGCCAAGGCGTTTGAGGGCGGAAATCGCTCCATTCTGATTTCCTCCGATGGCCACATCGTTGACGGTCATCATCAGTGGATGGCCGCGCTGGAGAAGGGCGAGAACATCGCCGTGATCCGACTGAACGCACCGATCCGCGACCTGTTGCCCATGGTGCTGGAAATGCCGAGCACGGAGACGGCGGGGGGCGCGAATGAAAGCAAACCGCCGAAAGCTTCAAATCCAGTGCCTGAAATTAAAGGCGAAGAGATCGAGTTTGTCGTTCAGCCTTTGCGCCCCGGTGCTCCAAGCGAAACAATCAAAATCCCGGCGAAGCCTCAAACTATCGGGCGCGGATCACTGGTTTCATGGACGGATCAAAACGGCACGGAACGCCAAGGGCGGGTTGAATATGTCGTCGAGCGCGGAGACATCATCCCCGGCGTAGTCACCAAGCCGACCAAGTTCTATTCAGTCAATTCCAATGGTGCGAGCTTTGACGTGTCGGAAGAAAACGAGACGTTGCGGAGGATCGAAAAGCTGGATGAGCAAGCTGCTGCTCCAACCGTCAAGGAATCCTTGACAGTTCAACTCTCCGAAGCCGACCAAGCCGCGCTCGACCTGATGTCGGACATCATCCCCGGCCTTCAAACCGCACCGCTCCCCGGAGCCGACAACTACAAGCAGGCTCTTCCCCCCGGGAAAATCGCAGGGTTGATTTCGGTTGCTCAGAAATACATCACCGAGGGAATCAATACTCCCGAGGCATTTGCAGAACGATTCAGCAAACTGGCTGGTGGCCAACTCATGCCATTTACCCAAGCGTTCTGGGGTGCGTTCGTCATCGTTGATCCAACGGTGAACGCCTCGCCGGATTGGGCTGGGATTTACGGTCGTCTTGACAATTCTGGCGCGAAAGAGGAGGGTGCCACCGATGACAACGCGCCTCAATCCAGCCTTGGTGGTCAAAGTTCGCAAGCAGGTGATCGCGTGGAACCGGGAACTCAGGGATCCGTGGATTCCATCACCGGCGGCACTCTCAATCGCCCAAACGATCAAGGGCAGCAGTCCGACGATGGCAACGCTTCTGACCAAAGCGGAGATTCTGGAGCCGTGGGCGGAAATGCTTCACGACCAGGTTCTGCTTCTGATGAAGCGGGAGGTGGATCAGGGCCGGGAAGCCGGGGAGGCACTCAACCGGGCAATGCTGGAACTGGTTCCGGCAACGCCGGAGACGGAAGCGGAGTGGCTGGAAGCGAACAGCCTACCCACTCGCCCGGAAGAACTGGCTACCGCCTGACCGACCCTGAAACGATTCTTGGATCAAAGGGTCCGAAAGATCGGTTTGCCCGCAACCGCAAGGCACTCGAAACCTACGACAAGGTCTTTTCCGAAGGGCGGGATCCGACTTCCGAAGAGCTCGACGCACTTGCCGCCTACATTGGCTGGGGAAGCTTCGGCCAAGAACTTTTCCAAGGCTCATGGGATCGACCAAACCCCAAGAACGAATGGGAGAAAGAAAGTGAGTGGCTTCGCGATCACTTAGGTAAAGAGGGATGGGAAAGCATCCGTGATTCGATCATCAACGCCCACTACACGGACCCGCCGCACGTAAAAGCCCTTTGGGATATTGTGCAGCACCTCGGATTCCAAGGCGGACGGACACTTGAACCATCTATGGGGATTGGCAATTTCTTCGGACTGATGCCCGACATCATTCGCTCCAAGAGCTCGCTCACCGGAATCGAATTGGATCGGGTTGTCGGAGGAATGGCGAAAATGCTCTACCCTGACGCGAACATTCGGATCATGGGTTACGAGAAGAGCGCCACGGCGGACAATTTCTACGACCTCATCATCGGTAACTGGCCTTTTGCTAAAGACGGCCCCAGCGATCCGCGCTACAACCACCTTGGCCTTTCCCTGCATGATTACTTCTTCGTCAAGGCGCTCGACCAAGTGCGCCCTGGCGGATTGGTCATTGGGATCACATCGTCCGGAACGATGGACAAAAAAGGCCAGGTTGCCCGGCGGCAAATGGCCAAGCGGGCAGAGTTGGTAGGAGCATTCCGATTCCCTACGGGCGCGTTCAAAGGCTACGCCGGAACGTCCGTCGTCACCGATGTCCTTGTTCTCAAAAAGCGCGCTGAGCAGTTATCGGACGCGGCGGAAGAGGATTGGATCGGTACCGAGCGCATCGGCGAGGAAGGAAGGTCTTTCAACGCGAATCTCTACTGGCGAAACAACCCGGACCATGTTCTCGGAGAAATGAAGTTCGGTAGTGGTACGACGTTCGGCCGCGCCGGGATGATCGTGAACCGCCCCGACAACTACGAGGCATTGCTTTCGGGTATCACATCTAAACTGCCCGCCGACATCTACTCGGACACACGCCCCGTGGCAGAGCGAAAGGTTTTCCAGAATCGCCAAGACGGGATGGCGCAAAACAGCGTCGTGTTTGAAAAAGGCGATGAAGTAAACCCGGAGGGATTCTACATCGTCCGCGGTGAGCAATTGCAACCACTCGGAAACCTCTTCCGGTGGGAACTGAAGGACGATGCTAAGACCGCCAAACGGGCGGAGGAACTTAAAAGCCTGTTGGAAATCAGGGAACAGGTCCGCGCTTTGCTTGATTCCCAGCGGAACAATTCGACCGATGCGGAAAGCCTGCGGGCGGATGCGCTGAAGAGCTATCAGGCTTTTGCCAAAAAGCATGGCGGCATCGGCAATTCATTCATGATCACCGCGCTCGACAAGGCTGGTGATCCGATGGCGCTGACGCTGCGGAACCTGGAGCGGAAAGAAGGCAAGAAATACGTCCCGCGCGACATCCTCCTGAAAGACATCATGCGCCGTCAGGTGGTTGATGCGAAGGGCAACATCGAAGATGCTTACGCACTCCAGCGTAACGAAAGCACCGCCCTCGACCTTGAGCGCATCGCTGAAATGTCGGGATCTACCACGCAGGAAGTCACCGACCGACTTCTTGAGTTGAATCAGATCTACATGACACCATCCGGGGTGTGGGAAGTCGGCGAGGAATATCTTGGCGGAAATGTCCGCCGGAAACTACGCGAGGCGAAGGATGCGAAAGAGCAGGGATTCGAGATGGATCGCAACATTGCGGCGCTCGAAAACATCCAGCCTGCCGACGTCGCCTATTTTGAGATCGAAGTTCAAATGGGTGCTTCGTGGATCGCGCGGGAGGACTATCTTGGATACGTTTCCCACTTGTTGGGGGCAGACCCGGCAAACGCGGAACAGAATTTCACCCTCGTCAAAGGATCATCGGGATGGAACTTTAAGGTCAACAATTCAGTGCTTGGCCGGAGCACCAACGCCCAAGAAAAATGGGGCGTTTCGCAACTGCCGTTCGCTAAGATTTTTCAAGCCGCAATGAACGGCACGCAGGTCAAGGTATGGTATCCAAAAGATCAGGATGGTCGGGTAGAGCTTAACGAGGACGCGACCAAAATCGCCAACGGCAAGATCGATTCCATCCGTGAAGAACTTGCCGAGTGGCTCTGGTCCGATCCCGAGCGCACCGGGCGACTCTCCAACGACTACAACGAGGTGATGAACTCGGAAGTCACGCCGAAGCGTGATGGTAGCCACCTGCGGCTTGAAGGACTCACTTTGTCACTTGGGAAGAGCGAATTCGATTTCCGGGAGCACCAGAAAAACGCGGTGTGGCGATTCATTATGGACGGCAAGGGCGTCGGCGCGCACGAAGTCGGCACTGGCAAGACTTTTACCATGGCGGGTCTTGCCGTCGAAGGTCGGCGACTTGGAAAATTCCGCAAAACCCTGATCTTCGCCCACAACGCCAATTCCCAAGCGGTTTATGAGGAATTCCAGATGGCTTACCCAAACGGGAAATTCCTCTATATCAACAATCTCAGCCCGGAAAACCGTGACGCTTCCCTCCGGCAAATCGCATTGGATGAATGGGATGCCGTGATCGTTCCGCATTCGCTGGTTGATCGCTTCTCGCTCTCCGAGGCAAGTCTGATGGAGGTGGCGAACAAGCAGATCATTGCGCTTGAAAACGAAATCGCCGAAGCCCTCAACGACATTGGCTATGAAGGCGAACTTGACTTGGATGACTCGAAGGCAGTCGCCCAGGCGCTAAAATACGTCAAGGACTCCTACACAGCGAAGGAGCTGGTCAAGCAGCGCCTGAAAATCGTCAAGCGGATCAAAGACAAGGCCGCGAAGTCACAGGCCGACGGCGCGATTCTTTTCGAGGAATTGGGGGTCGATAACATCATTGTCGATGAAGCTCACGTCTTCAAAAAGATCAACCTTGCCACCCGCAAGGACATCAAGGGGCTGAACAAGGTGGAAAGCGGCATCGGCTGGCAGATGGGCGCTCTTACCGACTACGTGAAGAGCCGCAACGGCGGAAAAGGGGTGTATCTCTTCACCGGCACCCCGCTGACTAACAACCTCAATGAAGCGTTCAACATGATGCGCTTCGTGATGGATGAGGAGATGGCTGACACCGGCATCGACAACTTCGATGACTGGTTCAACTCGTTCGCTGCGGCGGTTTCTGATGTCGAGCTTACCACTGGCGGCACGCATGAGCCGGTGACGCGCCTCCTGTCCTTCGTCAACGTGCCCGAACTCGCTCGTCTGGCCGGACGCTACTTCGACGTAGTTCTCGCGAAAGACATGCCGGAGTTTAAGGATCGGACATCCCCGGACGGCATGACAGAGGATCCGGTCGGACGGCCATTTCGCTCCATCAAAACGGTGATTTCCGAAATGAGCCCGCAGCAACGGGTGCACAAAGAGGAGATTCGCCAACAATACATCGCCTATCAGGCGCTCGACGGCAAAGGCAAGCGGTTGGCGATGCAGTTGGGGCAGCCAACCCCAATCACGATGGAGGGCAAAGGGACCGCTTCCGCATTGGATTACCGCTTAGTCGATCCAGATGCCCCTGATTACTCCGGCAGCAAGGTCAATATGATGATCGGCAACGCGGTGACTCACTTCAACGAGCACCCTGAATCCACGCAAATGATTTTCATGGAGCGCGGATTCAACGACTACACCGACCGGATGGACGCGATTCGCGGCCCGGGCGGAATGCCGATCTATGACGATGACGGACAGATGCGCCGCCAGAAGGTGCGCCACCGTCAATTCAACCTCGCGCGGGACATCGTTGAAAAACTGATAGCGCAGGGAGTCGCCCCGGAGGAGATCGCCATCCTTTCCAATATGAGTCTCGACACGATCGAGTCTCGACCAAATGACCCGCTCCGCAAGGTGCTCCGTGTTTCCGCCAAGTTGACCAAGGCTGAAATCGCCTCGCTCGCCAACGAGGGCAAGGTCCGCTTCATGATCGGCGGCACCGAAACGATGGGAACCGGCGTCAACGCGCAACGGAACCTTCGCGCCATGCACCACCTCGATGCACCGTGGACGCCGGGTGCGCTCGAACAACGAAACGGTCGCGGATGGCGACAAGGTAACCGATGGAACACGGTCAACGAATACCGATACTTCGCCGAGGGATCGCACGACGGCCGGCGCTGGCAAGTGCTGTTGAATAAGGTCCGCTTCATCTATCGGTTTACCCAGATGCTTTTGAATGCCGGTGGGGAAAGCAATCTCCGAGTTCTCAGCGGTGATGGCGCGGACATGAGTGAAGGTGGATCGAGCGTTGCTGATTTCGAGCAATCGTTCTCAGCGGCCGCCGGTGACCCTCGCCTGCTTCTCAAGGCAAAGCTCACCGCAGACGTTGATAAACTGGAGCGTCGTCGGGACACACATTTCAGATCGATCGAGAAGGCCCGCCAATCCATCGCGGAGATTAAGCGGGAAAAAACATCTGAAGGTGCTCGACTTGAAAAAGCCGGAAAAGTTTCCGATTTCTTCAAAGAGACGTTTTCCAAACCATTCGAGTTTGAGCTACTTGGCAAAACCTATACCGAGCGGAAAAAGGTTGAAGAAGCGATGGCGGCGTTGCCAGTGATGTCAAAGACCGACGACAAGCGGGTTATTGGCAAATACAACGGCATTGATTTGTTTGTCGAATGGCACCCGCTTAGAAGTGCTCCCGAGTGGTCAATTCGGACAACCCTCGCCGATGGACGGGTTCACGAAATCGGACTTGGATCGCAAAGCCTTGCGTCACTGGAAGGCACGATGCGCGGGTTCATGCGGAACGTCTCAAACAGCATTGAGCGATTCGGTGAATACGACAAGTCGATTGCCTCGCTTTCTGAAATGCTCGACAAGCCATTCACTCGCCAACCCGAGCTGGATGGTAAGCGCAAGTCGCTACAAATGATCCAATCGGAACTGGCGCAATCACCTTTCCCAGCGCCTTCTTGGTTGCGGAATGGTGCCCCGGCGGGATCGCTGGTCTATGTCAATGGCGAGGCCCGCGACGTTGGTGCTCATCGATGGGACAAAACGGGATATTGGCTCTTACTCGAATCCGAAGCCGGGTTGGTGCCCATTGATTACCGCAAGGTCAAAGACGAAGCTGGGAACGCCTTGTTTGAAGAGCGCCCGTTCGAGTCTCCGCCAGATGCCAAGGAGCTTACCGAAGACGAGATTCGCGGTGCTCTTGGTGGGGAGTTTTTCCTGGCCAACCCGGACGACACTTCCGCCAGCGGTGATGGCTGGCAAGTTTCCGGGCTTTTCGGCGACATCGGAACTTGGCGGATTTACAACTCCGACGGTGACATTCTCGGACAGGGAGATACTGCCGTTGAAGCGTATCAAGACTATCAAGTAAGAGGGACGACTGAAAAAAATGGCCTTGTCGATAGCCCCCCCATGGAAGGGTGGTTGTTTAATTCCCCTCGCTACCGCAAAATCGAAGGTCGATTGATTGCTCTTCGCCGACTGCTTCCAAAGGCCGAGTCAAAACTGGAGCGATTAGAGGACATGAACATTCAGCGCATGTCTGACGAAGAGGAGGTCGCCCATGAGAAGAGCCTTTTCAACGCTCGCCAACTGGTTAAGTCCATCGGCCAGCAGATTGCGAAGTTTGAGCGCGAGAAAATGGAGGACGCCAAGGCTGGCGACCCTCAGTCCCTCCGCACCTCCCCCCTCCCACGCCTCCGCACCGACTCCCCAGAGTGGAAGGCGATGAGCAAAGCGGAGCGGAGGGCGTATCTGGAAGCGCGCAGTGCTCCGGAATCCAGTGGACAACGTCGCCAAGGCAATGCAGAATCCGAGTATGAAATCGACGCCAACACCGGCATCAGGTCAATCAAAGCCAATGGTATTCGCGAATGGAATGAAGTTGCTGGCAATCTCGCCCGCCAAGCGGCAGGACTTCTCGAAGGCAAAAGACCCGTGGGTTCGGAAAATGGCGTCCCAGGGCCAGTCACGGAAAGTCTGAAGCAAAAACTTGCGTCGATCCTTGAGCACGACCACGGGGCGGAATCTCTTGTCAGGATCGTGCGCGGAGACGCTGTTTATCGGTTCTTTCCGGTTGAGGAATCAGGCATCCGCCCGCTTGTGCTTCAGTGGCGCGCCGCTCCCAGGGGGTTGATCCTGTCCAATGCAGCAAAAGGCAATGCAGCCACCATTGCTGAAAGAGCGATGATTGCCAACACCCTGCCAGGCTTTCGTCCTGAAGAAATCATTGCCTTCTCCAGCGAGGCAGTCGTCACAAGATCGCCAGAAATGCCAGATGAGGCGGGTGAAGCGGAGATTGACCGATGGCTTGGCGAGCACGGTTATCCATTTGCTGTTTTCGGAGAACGAATGGCGATTCTTGTCAGTGTTGATGGCCAAAAATGGCTCGTCGATGACCTACATGAGGAAAATTTCCGCATTGCTGATGACGGCAAGGTTTACGTGACAGACTTCACTGCCGCTCGCGTCACGGATGCTGATGCGTCGAGGATTTTTGCCGAGCAAACCCTTCTGGATGCTGATGATGCTTTGCTTGCTGGTGACCTCCCACCCGCCCAAGAAACCGCCGCCAACATCGAATCCCTCCGCATCGACGCCAACAAGCGCATTCCGCGCCCATTGGTCGATGAGGCACGCGCCCAACAGGAAGCATTCGGCAGCGGGGCGGTGGGCGTGCCGCGTCTCGCCAACCCCGGCGACTCCCGCCGGTCGCGTGATGAGCAGGATATTGTTGATTCCGTTTACACGCACCGCGCCCAAGTTCGCGAAGATCGGTCGGTGATCGCCGAAGCTCGCCGCCGTCTTGAGGAAGATCCCGCCGGGGTGGAAGAGAAGGTTCTACAGTCAGCATTTGGTGGGATGATTTCCATTGATGATGCGGACAGGGTCGCTGCCCGCATGCTCATCAACCAACGCGCCAAAGAGGCCGGTGATGACCTTGCCAAGCATGAGGAAAACATGGCGCTTCGCATGGCCTATCGTCTGATGGGCGCGGAAATTGCCCGCATGCTCCGGATTGGTCGCGACCTCTATCAGACGCCCGAGGAGCGCCACCGGGAAATGATCGCCGACGCGATCTATGCCCCAACCCTCAAGGTCGAGAAGAAAGCCCGCGAAACCGATTGGTCGCCCGAGCGCCGCCGCGAGTTCATCCGCATGGAGAGCAAGAAGCGCATCGCGAAGATCGACGCCGCCATGAAGAAAATGGGAGTGACGATTGATGAGGTGCTTTCGGGTGAGGCGTATCTATCACTCTCGCAAGACACCATCCTGAAAAACGCCCTCAAGCAGCGCAGCGCCGAGGAGCAGCAGGTGATCAAAATGCACCAGCGGAACACCCCGCTCGCTCGCATCAAAAAGGTGACCGGCGTGAGCGAGGCGAGGATTCAGGAGATCGTCGCCAAGATGTATGACGAGATGCTGGAGCAGGCCCGCGAGAAAGTCCGCGCCGGTCTGACCCTCGAAAACTACCGCGACACCCTCAAAGGGTTGGAGGCTGGCGGACTCCCCGGCGAACTCACTCCCGAGCAGGAGGCGGAGGCCCGCCGCATCGTGGAAATTGGATTCGGGTTGAAGCGTGAGGTCGCCACGAAGGCAACGAAGCGGTGGAAGAAAGAAGCCGAGGAAAAGCCGGAAGACGAGGATGCCCGCATGCAAGCCACCGCCGAGAAGTGGATTGAGAAATTCGCCACTTCCCAGAGCGATACCTTGGCATGGAAACCGAAGGCCAAGAAAAACATCAACGCCATGACGGCGCTGGTGAAGCTTCACCTTCGCAAGAGTGTCCCGGATTTCAAAGAGCGTGCCATTGAACTCGGTGCCACTGAGGAGCAGGCGGATATTCTGGACAAGGAGATCGTCGAGGAGCGCCGCCGCGTCGCCGCCGTCAAAGCCGCCCGCAAGAAGAAGGTCGATCCACTCACCGCCGACTGGTCCCGCCCCATCTTCACCGATGGGCTGGAGTCCTACACGTTCAACACGAAGGACCGCGCGGAGATCATGGCGCGGGTCGGGGCGATTCGTGGCATTGCGGCCGCAACCGGGAAGATCAGCACGCTCACCGGCAAGAAGCGTGATGAGGCGCTCAAACTCCTCGAAGAACTCAATGGGGTGCTCGCCAAATACGGCACCAACGCGAACGACATCTTCAAATCCGGCACGCCGGCCGATGACTACCGGTTCAACATCCAGGACCGCTACCACGTCGCCGCCGTCGCCCGCGCCATCAGCGCCATCGATGCGGACATCGTGGATAAGGGAGTTGAGTTGATCTACTCGAACATCCTGAGCGGTCTTCAAACGATGATCGTGAACGCCACGGCCATCGTTCCCGCCGTTTACGAAACCACCGTCGCCCGCGGTTTCGAGTCTGCCGTCAACGCGCTGTTCCGTGATCCCATGGCGGCGTCACTCGGTGAGTCGAAATACATCCTCCGCGCCGTCGGACCAATCATCGCCCGTGCGTGGACCAATTCGGTGGCGACGTGGGGCAGTGAGCTTCCCATGTTCGATGAAGACTTCCTTGGAAAACCCGCCGACCTGAGCAAATTGTTCGACGGCACCGCCCCGCGCATCGGGTCGATTGGGGGACGCCGTGGGCGTCTGATCCGCATCCCCACCCGCCTCCTCCTCGCCACCGACGAGTTCAATCGCACCGCGCTGGCGTCGCTGGAGGTTGGTGCGATGGCCTATCGCACCGCGAGGGCTGCGGGGCTAAAACCCGGCACCAAGGAGTTTGATCGCTTCCTTCGCATCGAGGTCAACACCCCCGGCTCCTACTCATCGAAGCTCGCCGCGCAGAAAGCATCCCGGATGATCTTCACCAATCCGCTGCCGGGGCAGAAAGACCCCGTCACCGGCAAGAAAGTCCCCGTCGAAGGACTTGGCGACGTCGTCGGCTTTGCAGCATCCAAGATCAATGAGATCCTCACCGCCGACGTTGACAGCATCTTCGCCAAGGCATCTTTGGCACTCGTTCGCGTGCTGTTCCTTCCATTCCAGCGGACCCCGCTCAACATCCTCCGCAAAGGCGCTCGCTACACGCTGAACCCTATCAGCATGATCGACATCACGCTTCTGTTTGCTCAGAACAATTTGAAAATGGATGGTGGGCGGTTGCGCTGGTCATGGAATGGCGACAATCGAAATGCCGAGATCATCGAGCGCGTTTCCCAACAACTCCAAGGCGGTCTTCTCATGCTGATGCTGGCTGCCGCCGCCGTGGGCGAGGGTGACGACGATGACCTCGACAAGCCGTTTCTCATCACCGGCTCGCAACCCTACAACCCCCGCAAGCGCGGACTGATGGATGCTCGCGCACGGTCAGGAGTTGGTCCCTATCGGATTTCCTTCCGCCTTGGCGGGCAAGAGCGATTTGGATTCAACTATGGCCGCATCGAGCCACTTGGCACCACACTGGGAATCACCATCGACTCCCTCCGCATGATGCGGAATCGCAAGCCGGATGACAGCCTGTTCCTTTCGTTGCTTGGTGGCATCGTCGCGCAGACGCAGGAGAAAACTTACCTTCAAGGACTCTCGGATATGGTGCGCCTTGGCATCGACGCCGTGGGCGACGAGGAGTTCCAGGGCAACAAGCAGATTGCCCGCTTCGCCGCCGGTCGCATGGCCATGCTCATGCCGAACATCATCCGCCAGCCGGTGCGCGAGGCTGACCCGAATTTCCGGGAGCGTGCCGACGACTTCATGACGGAGTTCATGTATCAGGTGGTTCCCGCTGGCCAGAAGCCACCAAAGCGCGACCTCTATGGTGAGGCCGTTGAGAAAACCGGCACCATGGTTGGCCGCATGGTGGATTTCACCGACGCCGGCACCAGCACCGTTTCGCCCATCGATGAGGCACTCCTTCGCTTCGCCGCCTCCAATCCATCCGAGCAGTGGTTCCCGTCGGTGATCACAAGCTCGACCTACACCGACCGCGCCACCGGGGAGCAGGTCAGCATGACCGCCGCTCAACTGGATCGTTTCCGCGAAATGACTGGACAGCGTGTCGCGGCACTGACGAAACGTGCAGCCATCAACACGAAGAATCCCACTCAGAAAGACATCGAAACCATCAAGGCCATCGTGAGCAAAGCACGCGCCGACGCCAAGAAACTCATCGCCATCAAACCAAACTGATCCCCATGGAAGACCAAGTCGAACGAATCACAGCGCCGCAAGATGGGGAAATCATCCCCAGCGATGACGGACTCAGCCCGCGCATGCCATTCCCAACCTCCTATCGCCTCACTCGCGAACAGGAGGATGAGTTGGTCACGCATGCCATGAAGCGGCTGGAAGAGCTTGAGGCGGAAACTGGACGAAACGTCACCGCCAACGGTGAATGGTGGCGGCAGGATGGAACCACCCAACTTGACCCCGCCGAAATGGAAGGCATTCGCAAGCACGGGCGGACGTGGATGGGCAAGCGCCACCTCTACGACCTGATGGCGCAGAACGACGTCGAGCACCGCAGTTCGCTGCTTGGCGGAATCTTCGCGCATTCAAACCTCGTCGTACCGATCGCTCGCCGCATTTGCCGCCAGATGATCGCCCGCGCCGTGAATTACTTCTTTGGCACCGATCCATGGTTCGCCGTCTATCCGGTGGGGGAGATGGACAAGATCCGCGCCGAAAAGGCCGACAAGTATCTCCGGTGGAAAACCGATGGCTCGAAACTCAAAGGCACCAACGAACTCGCCGTTCAACGTTCCTTCGAGATCGGTGAGGCGGTGGTGAAATCGACCTGGCGCGAAAAAAGCCAGATCTTCAAGACCAAGGCCACGGTGCTGATCGGAAACGACGGCAACCCGATCTTAGGGCAGGACGGGGATTTTATCACCGAGCGCGACCTGTGGGTGCAGTCGATGGTTGAGGATCCAGACACCGGCGAGCCGGTCCTCGGTCCGATTGTCCTCAAGCGCGACAACGCCACCCCGGAGCCGGAGGTGAAAAACTGGCAGGAGCGTGACATCACCCGCCGCCTCGTTCACTACCGCGGCACCGAGTCGAACGTCATCCACTACACCGATTTCCTGTGCCCGCTCGAAGCTGAGAACGTGCAGGACGCCGATTGCGTCGTTCATCTCTATGATCAACCGCTGATGGGGCTGGCAGATGAGTGGGCGAAGTCCATCCCGCCGGACGCCAGCGCCGAAGTCCGACAGGACATGACCCGCCGGTCGATCAACCTACTTCGCGAACTGGATGCGTCCCCCGGCGAGTTCCGGTCAGGCCAAAACAGCAATGCTGTGGATTCTGATTTGGAGCAGGCGAATCTATTGAATCAGCAGTCCGCCCCGCAAGTTGAGATCGCTGAGTTCTACCTTCGATATGACTGCGATGGCGACGGCATCCTTGAGGAAATCATGCTGGTGCTGGATCGCAACACCCGCACGCCAATTTACTACGACTACGTTGCCAACGTGACCCCCGACGGATTGCGGCCGTTCTCAGTGATCCGGTGCAACCGGGTGCCTAACCGGTGGTATGGATTCGGTGCGATGGAGATGTTTGAATCCTCGCAGCAGATCGTTGACCTGTTGGTGAACCGCTGGAATTTCGGCAACTCCCGCGCAGCGAGGATTGATTTCTGGAGTCCCCACAACACCCTCGAAGGGCGGAACAACTCGAACCTCGAAGTGAATTGGGGCGGCACCTACACCCCCGGCCCCGGCAAAAAGGCGGCGGACTGTTTGGAGTCGGTCTATCTGGAAAACAACACCGGCCCGATGCTCCGCGAGCTCACCGAGTTCTTCATGCAGCTCATGATGAATGAGAGCGGTGTGTCGAATGCGAATGATGGCAACGTCGCCGGACTCGACACTACCAAGCTCGCCACTGGAATCCGCAACATCGAGAAATCCGGGCAGGAGTTATTCTCGCTCCATATCGGTCACCTCGAACCCGGCATCGCCAGCACGCTCAAGCGCGAGGTGGATTTGATCATGGTCCGGCTGGATGAGGGCGAAGTGTATCGCTACTTCGAGGAAGGGGAGGGCGGTGAGGGCGCGGCTGGATTTATGGCGATTGATCCCGCCGAGATTATGAACATCGAAGTCGACACCCGCATCCTGCTCACTCGCTACCGTGGCGAGCAGATGCTCGAAAGCTCTATCCGTGGGGTGGAGTTGGTGGAGAAATTCTATGGCATGTTCCCCGAGGTGCAGCAGCGCACCGCGCCGATGTTCCAGGACATGCTGAACGCCCTCCAGATCAACAACGCCCGGAGCATCATTCAGCCCATGGCAATGCTGCCCGTCGGGCCCGGTGGTATGCCAAACGCCCAGCAGACCGCGCAAGCCGCCGCTGGAAAACCAAGAACCTCACCACCTAACATCTGATGACCGAGCAGCAACGCCAAGCCGGAGAAAACGCCACCCAGATCCTCGACGATCTGAATTTTCTGTTAGGTCGCGAGGAGTTTCAGCGGTTCTGGGATCGCCTGAGAAATCAGGCGGATGCGATGGCCGATGACGTTCTCCACAACGACGCCATCAGCAAGGACCAGCGCGAGGAAATCCGGCAGAAGCGCCTTGGCTTGTTAGAAGCATTGAAAGCCCCCAAGGAGGACATGGATTCCGCCGCCGCGCTCCTGAAAGGCATGAACGCGGACCCGGATGAGATTCGGAGGAAGCGGAATTAGACGTTGTCGATCATCACCATGTGAGCGTTGCCCGGAGTTGCTTCCGTGCCATCAACTGTGGTCCCGCTGAATGATACATCGGTGAGGCGACCAGCCTCAAAGGTCGCGGTTATGTTTTCAGATGATCCGACGGCTGGAGTGTAGGTCCATTGGAGAGTCCCCCACCAACCACCACCAATATCATCCAGCGACACGGTATAAGTCCGGTTCCCCTCTCCTGATCGCTCAACGAGAATCGGTGAGACGCCTTTCACCACTGGCAAAATCACATCACGGTTGGGTGGCTCCTCTGCGTCAACGGTTCCATCCGTGCTCAGTCCATCCCTGAAATTGATGTCTTCATTCTCCTCTGGCTCTGATGCGTCTGATTCACGGAATCGGACTTTCAGCACTTTCTTGTTTCCCTGATAGGTGAGGTCGTTTTCGTTTGCGGCGAGCGTCAATTCCCCAGCAGCGACAAACCCCTTCAATTCGAACACGCCGTCGTCCCTCAATTTTTTTGTGATTTCATCACCGCCAACTGTCTCGAACGTCGGAAGCACCGGGTAGTAGTCGATGTCCTGCCCGGGCACGCACCCATCGAAGATCATTCTCGTTCCGTCAAAGATCCCAAGGCGGATGTAGTGAGTCCCCGGTTCACCCGTGGAATCCTTCCCGAATTTCGGGTGGTAGTGCTCAGACTTCTGGTCAGCCGCAGCAACGACCAATTCGACGGCGTTTGCCTTTGGATCATCCTTCACGCCGATGGCCCCGCTGATGAGAGAGCGGATCTTCACGTAAATGGCCTGACCCGCACCAATCGCAAAACTCCGCAGTTCGGTGGTGCCTTCCTTGTAGAGATTCTTGGGTAGGTGAGGAATCACCGAGTCGGCGTTTCGATCAACCGCACGCTCCCACACATGCCCGCGAGTCACCCGCACCGACCCCGCGCCATCTGCGATGGAAAGAATGGGCATGAATGGGCGCTCGGAGCTTGGCCCCGCCCCCTCTCGCATCGCCATCACCAACAGTTGTTGATTGCCCTCACCCACCACCGGCACTTCAACCCGCATCAGTTGATACCTCGAAAGTTCCATCTCCAATGCTGCCACTCGTTGCAACACGGCGTTGATGTCGTCGCCCATTCCCGGATTGATTGGTGATCCTTCCATGCGCGTGATTGTAATTGGAACTTGACGAAACGTAAAGATTAAGAGAAGCGTAACCCATGCCCAACGACGATCAGGCGCGAGCCGATGCCGAAGATGCTACCATGGTCGAAGATCCATTGGATGCTTCGAACGCCGCTGACGAAGCGACGAACGCATACAACGAATACAACGCCGAAATTGACAACCTGCTCGATGAAGAGCCGGAATCTGAAACCATCGAAGAGCAAGGCGACACGCCTGCCGAAGAGGTCGAAGAAGTCGAATCGGAAGAGGAATCCGTTGAGGAGCAAGAAATTTCCGAGCAAGAAGAAGAGGAAGAACCTGAACCCGAAGCCAACGCCAAGCCCGGCCGATTCCGTATCCGTACGGATGACCCCGTTGAGGCGGAAGCCCTAGAGCTAAGGAAGCGCCACCCTGATTGGAGTCTCGAAACCTGCTTGGCCAAAGCCAAGAATGTTTTAGGAGTCGAAGAAGGCGCAACGCCAGCCAAGGCCGAAGAAGCACCGGAGGAAACGGTCCAGTCCATCAACGATCAGATCAAAGCCCTGACCGCACAGAAACGCGAGAAATTCGCGGATATGGAGTTCGAGGCCGCTGGTGACCTTGATGAGCAGATCGAAGAGTTGCGCGAGAAGCGCGAGTCTCTCCGGATCGCCGAAGTTCAGAAATCCGCCCAGCAACAACAGGAGGAATCATCCCGCTACGAGCAGGAACTCGCCAAGTCCGAAAGGCTTGCAGTTACCTACTACCCTGACACGACCGACGCAAATTCGGCCATGGTCAAGGAAATGAGCGCGATTGATGCCCGAATGAAGGCGCTTGGTGATCCCCTCTATGACAGCCCGGATAAGCCTTTCATCCTCGCCAAGCAGGCAGCGCAAAAACTCGGCATTCCCATGACCGATCCAAAGCAGAAACCTGCCAATGGCAAAAGCGTTCGTCCAGTCCAACCCGCGCCGGGAAACCGTCGCACATCAGCCCCCGCGCCTTCCGCGCGGCTTGATGCGGATCTGGATAACATCCAATCGCTTGAGGATTACGAAGCCTTTGTCGGCGGGTAATTCACGGCACGCATTAGGTCGTTAGGAAAGAAGCGGTGGTCCACACCTGCACGAAACGTGCAGATCGCCACAACCTCTAATTCCTAACAAACCATGCCACTCGACGTAACCTCTCCCAATACGGGAACCTCGCTCGCCGCCCTCGCTCCGGACGCAGTCCGCAAGCTGTGGAACAAAGGCGTTCTCATCGCCGAACAGAATGAGGACTTCTTCCAACAAATGGAGTCGTCTTCTGATCGCTCGATCATCTGGTCCAAATCCGACCTCGCCAAAGGACAAGGACACACCATCGAATTCACCAACATGAGCGGCTTCTACAAGAAGCCCAAAGTCGGTGAAGCCCTCTTTGAAGGCCCGAACGACTTCGAGAAAGTCAAAATCGGCACCTTCAAGCTCAAGGTGGACTTCATGCGGAACGCAGTCCGTACCTCCGAACGCATGGAGGAAGTCATGGGCATGCGCGGTGAAATCCGCAGCAAGTTCAACGTCGAACTCGGCAAATGGCTCGGTCGCTACAAGACCGAACAGATGTTCGCCTTGTTCCAGCTCAAGCTGAACGACGAGAACGTGCTCTACGCCAACGGCAAGACCCTCAACACCCTTTCCAGCGCCGACACGCTCGTCTGGGATGAGGTCGTCACCGCCGGCCAAGCCATGAAGCCCCTCGGAGGTCTTCCCGCGAACGTCGCCGGAAGCAAAGCCGGGATGCAAATCTGGTCGCAGTCCGTCGTCGCTACCGAAGCTGCCTTGTTCTCCCTCAAGCTCGATCCTGACTACAAGCAGGTGCTCCGTGAGGGTGATGTTCGCGGCAAGGGCAACACCATTTTCCGTGGTGGCTATCCTTCCATCGACGGTCACACCATCGTTCCCTTCAACCCCATCGACCATGACGGCACCGGCCCCCAAGGCTCGTTCCTCAATCCGAAGGCGTTCTTGGGCGTGGCGATCACTGCCGGAACCGCTGCCATCGAAGTCAAGGGCGGCGGAACCTCCGCCGAAGCTGACGAAGCGGACTTCTTCCGCTACTTCCCCGGCGCTCCCTACGAATTCTTCGACACCGGTGTTCTCACCCCAGCGTCGGAAACCCGCTACTTCCTCATCTACAACCTCACGGGTGCGGATGCTGGCAAGGTCGGGATGTATTCGTACACCACCGGCAACGATGGCGACAGCATCACCATCGTCAACCGCCTCGGCTCCGCTGCTTCCGTCGCTCGCGTCACCACCCTTGGCGATGTGACCTGGAACACCGGCGTTTGGGCTGGCAAGCACACCGACGCTCACCCCGAAGGCTCGCTGATCATCCCCTGCAACAGCAAGGGAGTGCCCATCGGCGACACCCTCGTTCTTGGCCGCTGCGCTGCCCTCCGTGGATACGGAAAATGGCGCGGTCATCGCTCGCAAGAGACCCACAACGGCGGGTTCATCACGGACAAATACATCACCTCGGTGTTTGGCCAGTCGATCCGCGAGGACCGCAAGGGTCGCCACCCGGCGGTGATCCGTCTTCGCCACGCCGTCAGCTACCCCGGCATCAACCTGCCCACGGTCGCCTGATCCATCGCGGGGAGTCCTTCACGGGACTCCCCGCCTTCCCTTTTCCTCTCAATCGCTCGCATCATGAAATTCATCCTCTTTGTCGTCGTCTCCGGTCGCGGAACGTGTCCGCGCCTGCCTGATTTCTCCTACAATGAAGAACTCCAACTGTGGGTCTATCAGGGCCGCACTCTGACCGCTGATGAGTTCAATGAGGCGAGCACCCGCGTGTTTCACGCCAACTACCGGAACAAGAGCTTCACCATTCGCCCGAAGGTGATCCTCGACGTAGCCGCATCGGAACCCACCGTCGACGAGACCGACGAAAAACAGGAACCAGCCACTACTGAGGAGCCCAAAGCCCCAGAAGAAACCACTGAAAACCAAGTGGAATCCACCGACACTGAAACCGTCGAAACTACCGTCGACGAGTCAGCCCCCGCCTTCATCCTCGCTGGCGACAACATCATGCTCGATGGCGAGCGCGTTGGTGGCGTCTTCCCTCCCGGCCCACACCTCCGCGTCGCACGCGGCCGCACCGACCTCCGCCCCGCCCTTGAGGCGTGGTTCACCCAAACCTTTCCGACCCCATGAGTGCTCTCTCCGATTACCTCGAAAACGAGTTGCTGGATCACCTCCTGCGAAACTCTGCCTACTCTCGACCGGCCACGATCTACCTTGCTCTCTTCACGGCTAATCCTGGCGAATCTGGCAACACCGGGGAGGTGAGCGGCGGGAGTTACGCCCGTGCTACCATTACCAACAACAACACCAATTTCCCGCAGGTTGCCGCCACCGGCACCCCGACGAAATCCAACGGTGCAATCATTTCGTTCCCCACGGCATCCGCTGATTGGGGAACGGTCACCCATTGGGCGATCTACGACGACGATGGTTCTCCATCGGGCAACATGCTGGTGCATGGCTCGCTGGGAACTCCACGTTTCGTCAAGTCGGGTGATACCCCCAAGGTCGCCGCTGGCATCCTTTCGTTCACGTTCTCGAATGCGACGAGCGGCGGGATCACGGAATACACCAGCCGAAAACTCCTCGACCATGTTTTCGGTGGGCCCAGCTACACCCCTCCCGCCACCGTCTATATCGCCCTTGCCACTGGCCTATCAGGAGAAACCCTGACCGAGTGGGGTGACACCGATTACTCCCGCCAAGCGGCCGCATTCGATGCCGCGTCCGGCGGAGTCTCGGTGAGTTCCGATTTGGAGACGTTCGCATCATCCGTCGATGGGCCCGCCGCCACCATCACCCATTTCGGACTCTATGACGATGGAGCCGCCGGGAATCTCCTGATCGTCGGTCCCGTCTCGACGTCCCGAACCTGCATCATCGGCGACACCGTCACGTTCCCCGACAGCGCCTTCGTCGCAACCCTCCAATAAGCCATGGCCACCCGCGCATTTGCCGCTACCCCCGTTTCCTCGCTGGTCGCAAGCATTGAACTTGCGGTCGGTGGAGCAGTGGCGTTTTCATGCGCTCCGGTTTCCTCGCTGGCCGCAGCGTGCGACATCTACGGGTCAACGCAGGCGCTCGCGTGCGCCCCGGTCACGTCGCTCAACGCTGAATGCTCGCTGTTCAGTTCCAGCGTGAATTTCGGATGCACTCCGGTTTCCTCGCTCCGCGCATGCTGTGACCTCACTGGCACCAGCGACATGCGCGGGATGTCTCTTTGCGACCTCGTCTCGGACCTCATCATGATGTGGGGAATTGATCGCCGGAGTTCAGCCCCTCACTACGTCATCACCCGCGCCCTCACCGACATCAACTTCGCTCTCCAGACGATGTGGAACCGTGCGGAGGAGCGGACGTATTGGACGGAATCCACGCTCACGCTGACGATTCCCGCCACGACCTCATCGCTGGCGCTCACCGATTCCATCCAGAACGTCAACGGTCCATGTCGGCTTGCATCCGACAAACGGAATCTGACCCCCACCGGCACCCTCGCCGAACTGGAATCCTTCATCGACACCTACCTCGACGGCTTCACCTCCGACGTGCCGATTGCCTACCACATCGAGCGCGGGAGGCAAGACGCCACCGACCCTGCCCGCTGCGTCCTCCATGTCGCCCCGGCACCAGTCGCCGAAACCAACCTCCTCCTCGAAGTCACGCTTGAGGCACCGCGCTACGTCCTCGGCGACCTTGCAACCTGCCCGCTACTCCCCATCCCTCACCGATACGTCGAATCCCTCCTGCTGCCCATTGCACGCATGCGGGCGTCGTCGTTCTATCTGTTCTCGCAACCTGATCGCCTGCCCCAGATCGAGGCTGAGTTCATGGAGGCATCCCGCGCCCTTGGGCTTGCGGATCCTCTCCCCGGAAACTCTGGCGACCAACGCCAGCGGAGAGGGGGTGAAGCATGAAGGCTACCGCCCTCGCCAATCGTTTGGTTCGTTCGCTTAAGGTGAAATCTCTCCAGGAACTCACCGCCGACGGGTGGCAGGAGATTCAGGACGCCGTCAATGCGGCGTTGCAATCCATGCACGCCGTCGCTCCTCCTCACTCGAAAATCACAGTGGCGTCGATGGTTCTTCCCGCGCCGGTCACCATCTCCATCGGCGTCACGAATGGGTCGAATGAGATCACCGGTCACACGTTCGCTGTCTCTGATTTCTTCAAAACCATTCGTCTCGCTGGTGAGTCGATCGACAACCAGGTCATCGGCGAATCTTCGTTGTTGCATCCATGGACCGGCACCACCGGCACCGTGTCGGCGGTTCTCTACGGTGACGCCGTCGCCATCCCTGACGCTTACGAGGAAATCATTTCCGATCCGCTGGTGCTGGAAACCAACAACGACCTCACCCAAGGACGCCCCACAAGCTACTGGTCGTCGCAGCGCCGGAAAATCGGCACTCCGGAATTTTGGTGGATCGAGGAGAACGCCCGCAACGCGAATCCGGCCGGCGGTCCCGCGGTGCTCCGCATCGACACCCTGCCGCCGAAAATACTCCGCCTCCAAATGAGCGCATCGCTGGCACCGGCCCGCATCAGCTTCATGGATTTCATGGATGCCTCGAAGGTGATTCCGATTCGTGATGAGCACATTGAGGCATATTTGATTCCAGTCGCCCTCGGCAACCTCACCACCTCCGACCTGTGGAGGGACAAGGAAACCGCCGCCAAGGTCGCCTCCAAAGCAGAAACCGCCGAAGCGAAATACGCCGCGCTCGTCCCGCAAACTCTCGGCACCCCCAACAACCACGTCCGCACCCGCCCGGGATTCTAACCATGGCCGAAGTCATCACCATCGAAGAGATTCCAGATTTCATCGCCCGCACGGTTGATGGAATCGCCAGCGGCGTGGCCGCACTCCGCGCCAAGGGGATCATGGCGGAGATGCCGTCGGAAGTGGCCGTTCAAGCCGTTGTCATCACCAAATGGCAAGAGCTTGAAATCAAAGGCGGCGAAGTCAGTGAGTCCACTGAGAAGCAGGGCGGCACCACGAAAGAGAAACAAGGGTCGTCATCCAACGAGACATCTACCCGCGAAGAGCGCACAACCCGCGACAACGAGAACGCGCACGATCAGCAGGACACCACCAACTTCGAATCCACATCCACCCTCTGAGCCATGCCGACGACATCATCCACCACCAAAGGCACGCGGAAATACAAGCAGATCATGGCGGACGTGGGCACGTCGAAAGGCACCACCACGGGTAGGCAGTCTGGCGTTCAAGAATCCGAAAGCCTGCGCGATCTAACGTCCACCTCCGCCCGTCGATCCTCATCCTCCACGTTCGCGAACATCGGCTGCGCCGTGACGTTCACCATTCCCATCAAATCCCCAATCCCGCCCGCAAGAGGCTCCTGCCCATGCTGAACCGCATCACACAACTGCTCTCCGTTTTTGTCTCCGGACTGCGCTGCACGACCGGCGCGTCACTCCTCGGTCGCATCACGTCCGGTGCTGGTCCTGCTCAGGAGATTCCGTTGGGGAGCGGACTGGCGTTCAGTGCCGGGGCGCTCACCGTCACCGGAAAAGCCGCATCCTCGCACACCCATCCTTATACGGAGGTCACGGGGTTGATGCTAGAGGGGACGCCGACGGAGGGGTCCGTTGCATGGGTGACGCTGAACCCCGTTGGAGTGGACAACACGATCATCTTGGAGGCTGTCGAAGTTGGCACGGCGGGCAACAGCTTGACTGCGGCCATCGCCATTGACGCCACCACCAACCGCTACGCGCTCACCGTCGTCAAGACAGGGAACGCCATCACGATCACCAGTGGGGACAGGTATCGAATGATCGTCTCGGGAACGCTATCACCTAACTTGGCAGGAACGCTCGGACCCTCATACACCTATGCAGGGTTGGCAGGGGGCAAGCCATCCTACGCCAGCAGCGGTGCTCCGACTCGCCAGATTTACTGGACCATCGCAACGGGCAAGTGGACTTTGGCGAACCTGTTGGAAATCGGCAATCGCTGGGAGTCTTCCGAAAATGTCGATACGCCGGACCAAGTAATGACGTGGACCGCCGTTGGCTCTGCAACAGGAACCCCTACCATCACGGCTGCGGCAGCTTCGGCGCTTCAAGCCTACGATCTGGTCAACTCGGAACTCTCCGGTGAGGTGGTGGCAACCCTCCTTCCCGCAGATGTTTATGGGCCAATCGCAGCCGTGGCCGCTACCTCCTTCACCGGGGGTACTGGACCAACCGCCGCCACGTCACTCTTCATGATCGACTCAGACTATCTCTACTCATGGACCGGTAGCGCCGCGTCCCCCACTTGGAAGAAATCCGAACGCGCATCCCTATGACACCAAAAGCATTCTCATCCATCATCACCGCCGACGGGGAATATGTTTTCCCGGCGCTCTCGAAAGACACCAAAGAAGCCACTCTGGAAATCTCCGGTGGGTTTGGCAGTGGCACCGTGCAGCCTGGATACTCTGATCCCGCTGGCGATTTTGTGCCGCTCCGAAATCAGGACGGTGACGCCCTCGAAATCACCGCCGCCGGGTCGTTCATCTTCGACCGCATCCCATACTCCCGCCAGCTTGCGATCAAGCTCACTGGCGCAACCGCCGCAACCATCACCGTCGTCGCTTCATGAGGCCGTTTGGGAGAGTTTTGGGGCGTCCGATTGGGCGACAACTCGGCACCATGTCGGGGGTGTTTGGTGGGTTGGACCCAGACGCCGCCGCCTACATCGCCGCCGTAGTGGATGCTGGCGGGGTGGTTAGCGGGGGGCAGAAGTCGGCAATCAACACCTTCTACAAGACTGGGAAATCTGACGGCTGGTATTCCTCGCTGAAGCGTTTGTATCTGCCGATCTGGGGAGTTGCTGCACCCAACGCCATCGACATGATTGCGAGGGGAAGCGGGACGTTCATCGGCACGGTTACTCACGGGGCTGGATTTGTAAGCAGTCCGACATCCACTGGTTACATGGACACCAACGTCGGACTTACGACTTTGGGGCTATCTCTAAGCAGCTACCACTTTGCAGGGCTTTACAAAACATCGTCAATAAAACCCAACTCCTATTTGTTTGGGTCTCAATCAGGCAGCAACGTCAACCGGATGTTTATATCTGGGACTGCATACCATGCAGATTTAGCTAGTCCGTCGCAAGGCAGGGCAACTGGAACCGTGGCTCATGGAGACAGACTTGGCATCTTTACTTTTGGCGGTGCGGCATCGGCGCGTTTTCTTAAAAGACGCAAAAGCAGCGGAGTCACTACGCTTGGCACTTCGACAACAACAATTACAGCGCAGCCAAACAACGTCAACGTCGCGTTTCTAGCCAACAATGTTTCGGGAAGTGTAACTGGTTTCTGCGGAGAAGAGATCGGCGCATTCAGCATCGGCCTTGAACTTACGAACGCGCAAGATACCGCATATTCACTCGCCCTCAAGAACCTCTGGGAGGGGACAACCGGACTTACACTACCATGATCGGATTCATCGTCACTCCAGAACAAGCACAGACGGTCAACGCCGCCGTTGCAGACGCCCAAACGTCGCGTGGGCTTCCCGT